AGGCCGCCAAGCGACCAGCGCGGCCCGCCCATGCGATTCGGCGACCAGGGCTACCCCTCCCTAGCTCCCCCCTCCCCGGACGCGCCCACGGGCTCGCCAGGGCGATCCAGAGCGGAGGTAAACGCACATGCGCCGGTATCCAGGGGTGCTAAGGTATCCAGGGATGGCGAAGCGCAGCGGGAAATCGAGGCCGATATTTTGACGTTCTGCGGCGCGCCCGATCATAGCGCCGAGCCGTTCTGTCAGAAACTTGGCGCGTATCTCGCCGAGCATCCCGAAGCGAGGCCACGATGAAAACCACCAAGCCCCCACAACACCGAACCGACAAACCAGCGAAGCGGACTAACGGGCAGGCACCGGAGGAAATCGCCATGCTCGACACCAACAAGTCGAACGACCGCATGCGCTACATCCGCATCACCATGCGCGCGACCGAAATGTACGGACTCGTTTGCGCGATGCTCGACGCCGACACGCCTGAAAAAATCGCCGCCTTGCGCAAGCGAGCTATCGGTGTGCGGTTCGAAATCGAAAGCGGTCAACGCAACTCCGATGCTCACACCAAACAAGACAGGAGTCCAATGTGACACTCAAACAACTAGTCCAGTATTTGACGAAACTCGCCGCTAACGCCAGGAGTCCGCACGTTCGCCGGGTCGCGCCGTTCATTGCGCTACTAGGTGATGGCGTCGAGCAATTGGGCGCGCATTGGGAGATCCACTACATGCGCCAAGTGTTGCTGATCGTCGGCAAGCGCCGCATCGTCGCGCATTATGTTCACCCGAAGCACTCGCCCCGGCAACGTGGCGGCATAGTCTTTCAGGAAAAAATCGGCAACCGGCTCGGCCCGGTCGTGCGCGGAATTTACACGCTCGATGACGCAATCGCATTCAGACAAAGGCCATCGCTATGAGCAACTATCGCGTAACTTGGTGGAAGGACATGGCCGACAATCGCACAAGGATCTTCGCTTGCGTCCCGACATTCTCTGGCGCTCTTGCCATCCTCCCGCATGGCCCGGACGGCTGGCAGCGTTATCTGATTGAGCGGGGCAAGCGGGTTGTCGAACGTGGCGATCAATTCGGCCCGCGCGGTGCGCCAGCAACCGAGCGATCCGATGGCTGATCTCCGCGAGTGCATCCGCAACGCTCGCGCCAACATCAGCGCGTCGGACGCGGCGACCGATGACAAGGACCGCACCGACTATGCGATCAGCGCTGTGGAAAATCTAATCGAAGCTGTTGAGGCAATCGCCAACGCCTTCGACCGACTCAAGGATATCGATCTATAAACGAACACCTGTGCCGCCCCGCCCCCGAGTCGGCATAGGTAGCCCCGCCGCGTAAAGAAAGATGCCCCCCTCCGAGCGCGGCGGGGCACCCTCTCAACACAAGGAGTCCAAACAATGAAACGTCTCGATCTAATGGTAGGAGTTTTGTTAGTGGCTGCGATCCTGGGCGCTACGCTTGCGAACGCCGATCCGCTCGACACCCGGTCGTTCTATGACCGCAACGGCGGCTTCGCCGGTAGCTCATCGGCGCATCAGAACACGACCAGCTATAGCGACCGGGATGGCCGGTTCTCTGGTAGCTCGATTCGCAACAGCGACGGCACGACCAGCTTGTATGATCGCAACGGGCATTTCACCGGCTCGGTCGTCAACACGTCGCCGAGCGGGGGACGCGATGGCCGCCGATAACATCGATGACGCGCGCCGAGAATTGCGGTTGCGAATGGGCCATGCTTTCGGGCATTCCTACGGCGGACAACAACAACCGTTGCACCACGATCACCTTAACATTGATGGTTTTATGCGAGCATTAGAGCGATACATCGACGCCAGAATCGAACAAAGCCGATTGAAGCGGTGATGCGCGCGGTCACGGTCTGGTCGCTCCTGATCGTTGCGGTCGTGCTAGTGTTTGACGAACGCGCCATCGCAGCCATCGTCCTAGCTCTTGGCGCGCTGGCGTTGGTGCTCATCCGAGAGAGAGGATGAAATGTCCGAACATTCCGACGATGTTGCCAGGGACGCGATGGAAATCTGCCAACACATTAAGCCCTACCTTGCCGGTGTCGGCAGCGCGACGCAAAGCGCCGTGCTCGCGAACATGACCGCGCTATGGCTTGCCGGGCATATCGGCCCGACGCCGGAAGCGACCAAGGCGTACCGCGCCGGGTTGCTCGCCGGTCACGTCGAGCTAGTCGAACAACTCATTGAGCCGAGCGAGCAAGAAATTCTCGACGGACTTATTGATCGCACACACCCGCAATAGCTATACCCTTGGGTATATAATTTCCGCTTCCAGTTTCCCTGGAACTTGTGCTATGTGGTCTGTGGTTGCGGTCGCCCTGGCCGCAGCAAAACGCAAGCATAGCCGCTTGCAGAAAGGCTACCATGACGACCAATAATGACGCCGTTAGAGCACGACCGACGCCACTCCCCGCATCAATCGAGGATTGGCAGCGGAAGATTAAGTCCGAACGGACGCTCAACGATCACGTCGAAGATCTGCACGTTATGTGCTGGTCGGAGTCCCCCGATTACCGCAAGTATCTCGAAGCGGTTTGGGATTCGGATGCGGTTGAAGGCTCGCTTTCAATCGACAACGTGAAGGCGGCAGAAATGATTCGCGAGAAGGCAAGGACGATTGCCGGAAATCCAATCGCGAATAAGAAACTCGACCCTATCGTAAAGTCGCTTGGCGTTGTCCTTCGCCGCTATCAGGCGTCCCGCAAGGAACGCCGGAATACGGTGGACGGCAGGATCGTGCCGACTGAAAATAACGGCGAGTAACTTTTCACCAACAACTCGGGCCGGGGAGGCGACTCCCCGGCTCACTTTCCACAACGCGGGCATAGCGCCCTGCAAAGGAACGAATATGAGCAATGACAAACTCCGCGATCCCTTCAACCCGGACGGTGGGGAATTCGCCAAAAATATCCGATCAATAACTGGCGTTGATGACACCGAGCTACGCCAATCGCTCAACCAATTCGGATGGTTGCCTGACTTGCCAGCGCTCGCCGATGAGAATGGTGTGATCCTTGTAGGTCATCGTCGCATTCGGCTCGCCAAGCAACTCGATATTGAGCCGGTCATTAAGACGCTGCGCATTGGCAAGGGCGACGAAGCCGACGCCAAGCGGTTAGCGCTGGCAATTGCTTCAAACCTTGGCCATGCGCCGATGACCAGAGACGACCGCAAGCGCATCGCCGAGTATCTATACGGTCAGCGGGAATGGACGATGCAGCGCATCGCGGAAGCGTTGAACGTGGGGACAATGACTGTCCATCGTGATCTAGCTAATTTTACCAACGTGGTAAAATCAAAACCATCCAAGACCGCGAGCAATCCGAAGGGCGCGGGCCGCCCGAAGGGCACGAAACACAAGGCTCCAAAGCCGCACGATGAGGCTGACAGAATCATTGCCGCCCACGATAGCAATCCTGATAAGACCTACACTGAAATCGCAGCAGAGGTTGGCGTTACCGCCCGCACCGTGCGTCGTGAGATCGAACAAGAAAATATCCGGCGTGAAGCGCAAGCCGATATTGATCCGGCCACACTCTCGATGACGGCGCAGGCAAAACTGGACCTTGCGATCAAGCAACACATCCGCAAACTTGATCATGACTTTATGACTCGCGTCAACGAGCGAGCGAACCAACACGTCAACGAATACTGGTTGCCAGAACACAAAAAGCTGATTGCTGATGCGAAGCTGTGGGCCGGTCGGCGCAAGGGGCTAATGGACAAAGCGACGTTTACGAAAATTTGGGCGTGCCTGCACACCGAGCGCTTGGCCCAACTCATCGGTGTGGCGCATGACAAGCTGGATGAGAAACTAGCTAGGCGCTATGCCGAAGCCTTCCAACTTTTTTCAGTGTTGGAAAAGCATCTGCTCGATGAAAAGGACTCACCGACAAATGTGCCGCCGCTTCCATCGACTGTTGAGGAATTGATGGCGGCAAAGGCGCGCGCAACCGCTGCACGAAAAGCAAAACGCGGAGCAAGCAACATTAGTCGGCGGGTGTAGTCATGACACAAGATGAGATCCGCGACTGCAAACGCCGATGCTTGTCTGGTGGCGAGTTGTTGGGCTTGGCCGAACTCGCGCATGTGATGGGCATTACCAAACAAAATTGCTGCAATCGGATTGCGCGCGGCAAGCTGCCAGCCCCGGACCACAAACTAGCTATGTCGCCGATCTGGCGGCGTAGAACGGTCATGACGTTCCTCCAAAGTCAAACACGACGTTGAGGGCACCATGCCGATCTCATCCGAAGGACGCGCGTTCGCCGCGCAGCTTACGCGTGACCTAGCCGCCCGCGAGCGGCTAGGTTCCGGCACACTTTGCCCTGGCGTGAAAACGTGGCGTGACGCATGCCAAACGCTCGGCGACTCTATCGCTGCGGCTGACGGTCCAATCAAAGCCGTTGGCATACTCAAGTCCGCGCGCCTACGCTTGCGGACAATCCAAGAGCAACGCACCTGTTACATCAACTTATTTTTCACGCGATCAAGATCCGCGTTTTTCGAGATCATGACTTACGAGGTTGCCAAGCATCCGATCACCGATGAAGGCAACGCTGGCGTCCTTGTGCAGAATTATTTTTTCCACCTACAGCGGCGCGGCCAAGTTACTTGCGCCTATCGAACCGTCGCGTTCCTATCCTGGCATGCGCTAGGCCGCATGCGTGAGCGCAGCGAGATCGACATGATGTTCGCGGCGACCGGCGCGGTGCCAATCTGCGGCATTGCCGGGCTGGTGATGACGGAATCCTCCAAGCACGTAAACACAGAAATCAATCTCGCGTATGGCGACATGCTTTGCACTGGCGTCCTGCGATCCGTACCAAACAGAACGGTCAACGGACAACAACACCATTTCCTATTCTATGACGTGCTAACCGTGTTGCCGTTCGATGAAGCGCTCCCGCATAGGCGCGCGCAGGGCGATAGCGTTCTCGAAATCGTCAGGAATTATGTCAAGTCCAGTGATCCCAACACGCACGGGCTGGCCGACGCGATCCCGGTGTTGCGGTTCCGGCCAACCGATTTCATTTCGCGTCGGATCTCGCCCGCCTAACAATCGCCCGCACGCGCACGTCCGTAATATCGTGCACGCGGGCAATGTGACTTATCGGCACGCCTAGCTCGCGCATCCAAACAATCTCGGCGTTGCGCTCTGTCTTGGCGTTGGACGGCGGCGGCATCTTGCGCTTGGCTCGCCGCAACTCCGCGCTTTGCTCTGCCAACTCACGAAACGATTTCATTTGTGGTGCAGCACTGGAATGACGTGCAGCCGTTCCAGAACGGCCATAGTGATGATCACGATCATAAGGCAAGTCAGCATCCAACTCCCGCGATGGACGACGCCGCGACGCGGGCCGATTTTCATGCGCTCTCTCATTAGCTCAAGGTTGCCTGCGGCTTCGATGCGCTCGCTCTCTGTTAGCTCGCGCAAGGATAGCTCATCAGTCCAAGCCATGACGTGACCGCAACCACGGCAAAGCATCAATCCCCCGGCCTCAACCTCGCCGTCAATCTTGAATGGGAATATCCGCCCGCAGTCTAAGCAAGATACTTGCGACGGCGTAGCGTCGGCGGACCCCGAATTTTTTGAAGATTGCTTGGACATGGGTCTTAGCCGTGTGCTTGCTAATGTTGAGCGCGTTGGCAATTTGCTTGTCAGAAAAGCCGAGCGTGATCAGATACGCGACTTGCCGCTCACGGTTAGTTAGCGCGCGCCATCCCATAAAAAAGGGCCGGACGTATCCGGCCCCTCTGGTTGTTGTTGTTGCTGGTTAGGCGGCCATGCCAACCATGCGCCGACGATTGCGGAACGCAACGCCGAGGCCAACGAATCCCAGGAGCATCATGCCCCAGGTCGCAGGCTCCGGTACTGCCGACGCCAAGATCTGCACGTTGCCCTGGAAAGCTGCCGGACCCGTAAAGGTCACGACAAACTTTTCAGTCTCGGAGAACGTGCCAAGACCGGCTACGGTTGCAAAGTCAGTCTGCGGTGCGCAGTTGAGCAACGCGCCGAGACAGACTTGCGAGCCGAGCAAGTCGGTTTGAGCAAACAAACCGTTGGCCGGATCAACCCACGTAGACATTACGATGGATTGAATGTTCGCGCCGCCGATCCCAAAGTCGCCAGCAAACACGCTGGCGAATGAGCCTGACGGAAAGTTCGTCACGCCCTGTTGACCGGCGAGGATCGTCAACGTGTTGGTCCCGGTTGCGTTGCCGTTTACGTCGAACGTGATGGTCCCAAAGTCCGGGCTAGGAACAATGGGAATGCCGAACGACTGCACCGTAAACGCGATGCCGCCTGACGTGCCGGACGTGGCGGCGCTGCCGCCCGTGACCGGACCAATTGACGAAACCGACGACCCGTTAAGATCGACGTTTAGGCTGATCGTTGATTGCGCGAACGCGCCGCCCGCGAACAATGCGAGCGCCGCCCCGGCAAGCAATAGAGTCTTTAGACATTTCATGGAGTGAGTCTCCGTTAGGATTTCAGGAGAGTCGGAAGCGTGCCGTGGCACACCCCCCGTTTTGAATTGTTGTTGTTCTTAGGCCGCGAAGCCGACTTTGCGCCGACGCACGCGGAACGCAAGTCCGAGGCCGACGAAGCCGAGCAACATCATGCCCCACGTAGCCGGTTCTGGAACCGCCGCAACCGGATTGATGCTGTTGCCGCTACCAGTCTCAAACAAAGCACCGGAGTTGGCCGTTGCGATGATGCCGTCTACGGTGTTCAAGAAGCCGACGATATACATTCCCTGCGCGCCACGGTTCAAACTGAACGACGGCGAGAAGGGACCGCTAGGACCGTTAAGAGCCTGCGTGCCAAGATCAGCTTGCAGCACGAAGAATCCGGTAGCTCCCGGCAGGAACACTTGCGTACTCGGCAGATACGCGCCAATCGGATTCGATGGGCTCGCACTGATGCCGAGATAGGTGTCAAGGAAGCCGCTGGTCCATGCCGTAGTAGACACCAACGAGAAATTGACACCAGCGGCAGGAAGCGTTGAGCCGGTGACAGTGACTACGTTGGCCGGATTAACGGCGGCTGTATTCGGAACAAGAATGTCCAGAATCAAATCGCCGGTTTGGTCCTTGGGCGACACCGTAAATCCCCAATTCACCGGAGGGTTGCTGGTGATTGGAGTGTTGGTGCCGTTATCGACGCAACCCGCTGCGCAGAAGCCGTGCAGCGGATCATCCAAGGCAACGACTTGTGCGCTTGCAGGCACCGCATACGCCAGTGCGGCAAGCGCCATCGCAGTAGAGAGTACGAGTTTTTTCATCGTTGTCGCCATTCCCTTTCGAAAGGAATCGGCGCTTGCGGGGTTGCAACGCCGACGCCGAACGGTAGCACACGCCGCACCCATTTCCAGCGCGGCTTGATATATCGTTCGGTATATCGTGGACAATCAGTCGAAAGCGACTTGCGGCTTGAGATAGCTAAAGATTTCGCCCTCGCAGCGCTCGCAGAAAACCCACATAAGGTTGCGGCCATCGGCCCACAGGATCAGCGGCACATGCTCATCGGGAATCGCCCCGCCGCATTTCGAGCACGTCTCGGTTCCCTTCACAGGTTTGCCGAGCATTCCAGAGTCGATCATTGCCCCCTCCAATTAAAAAGGAAGCGCGGCGGGTCAGGACTATCGGAACCCTCCCGCCGCGCTTTTCGACACATGCGGGCCGCGTTGTCAGCAAATCGGGGAACGAAAGCCCAACGCGGCGGCGACTTATAGTGGCGAACTCTATTTGCTCCCCGGCCCCTGGCACGCCGAGTCCTTGGGATACTCCAAACAATACTTGTGAATGTCAGTGATGACGCCGTTTTTTGTGCCGGGCGTTTCGTGCTCGCGGATATAGTCGGCGCTGCACCCGCCGCACAGCAACACCAACAACAAGAGCAACGCGTTCATTTGCTTCCCTTCGCGTGTGTTGCCTCAACGGCGTAGTCGATCAGCTTGCGATAATCGGCCAGCCGCTTTCGCGTGCTCGGGTCTGTATCGGCTCGCGTCTCGTATTCCATCATCAACAAGCTGGCCGTCCGAAACGCCCCGCTGTTGTTGATTTCGATAGCGCGTTCGACGCGCTCGATAATCTCAAAGGTGAGATCGCGGGTCGAAAGCGATGCCGCATACTCACGAATGACGCGTTCGTTTTCCGGGTCAAACGGGAGAGTCATCATTCCCCTTCCTTTCAGGGATGCGATAGAGGCGTCGGCGCAACACCCATGCGGACATGCGCGCGGCGGTCAACGGAAAACCTAGCTTGCGAATCCAATTTGCTACGGTGAACAACGATATCGAGTTGAGCGGGCGCATTTACATTTCTGCCATAGCTTGTCGCAAAGCGGTTAGCTGGTCTGTCACGTCGGGCGGCGGTTCTGGTTTAGGTTTCGGCCCCGGCATAATTTCCGTTACCGAATAAACTTTTCTGTTGTCGTTTGAGGTACGCCAGATTGCGATGCCGCCGTTTGGCAACGTCTCTATCTGATAGTGCAACGGTGTCTGGTCCATCACGTTCGCTCGCAGTTATGTTTTGCTTGATCGCATGCCGGGAAGCGGTCGCCCTTGACCGGGCCAAGCGGTTCACGCATCCGATAGGCGCCAGTGCAGGACATCATCAACAACATGATCGCCATACCGAGCACGGCGACGATGATTGAAACTCTGATCGCAATAATGTTCATTCTGCGCGCTCGCGCTCCATACCAAGATGAAGGCCAAGAGACTGCAACGCCAGTTTGATCTCGCCCAATGACTTGCGCCCGAAATTCGTTTCCCTCAACAACTCGGCTTCACTGAATCTAACCAAGTGCGCCACGGTTTTGATTGGCGCCGAGATATATTCACCGTCCACATACGCCTGATAATTTTGCAGCATATTGTAGGCGCGCGTACTCAATCCAAGATCAGAAACGGATTTTGACAAAGCGTCGTTGACCGGGGCTTGCCACAAAACATCAGCGGTAACGCAAGCCCAACCCATCCTTGGTTTTTCCGTGTTGCTCTTTATGGCCCGCAATAGCTTTGGGAGGGCTAACAAATCGGAGCACGCCATTCTCCTGTTCAATTCCTGTAGCTCATCGCGAATGTCCATCAACACCGCAAGCTGCGCGCCGGGGAACGATGCGCTGCCACCTTGATTTTCTGGACCCCGAACCGTCCAATCGAAATTCTTGCAGCGCCGGTCGCTCATATTTTTGGCCCGATGTTAGCGATGCGATCAATCACCAAGCCGGTGATAGCTGACGGCGAGCCGTCAGGGTTGCGCGTGAGCGCTCCCTTAATCACGTCAATCGGCACGCCATACTGGAAGCACAGGCTCAACAGAATCGCGCCGTCGCGCGCCTGCGCGTCGAGATCCGAGCCGGGTGTTTTGGCCGCATTGATGAAAACCTCCCCCGCCGTCACGTTGTCAGTGTAGAAGCCAACCGATATGTGCCAGGGCTGATTCCAAAATGTCGTTGTAAAGTTTACCGAGTGCCGCCGCATCGGAAGCGTGCGCCGCTCCGCAACGTGCGTTGGCTGCGGTTCGTGCTCACTCATATTGGTTGCTCCGACTGTTTGATCGCCCTCCGTACTAGATCAATCCGAAACTCAACCTCATCCGCCATTTCCTCTAGGAACAGCAACGCTTCCTCACGCGTCATGGTCCGATGGTCAATGGCATCGTCAACCCGCATCATAATATCCGCTACGCTTGTCTTGATGATGCTGTTGATGATCGACATTCCAAGCACTTTCAAAAAGCGGCCCGGCCTTGCACTTGTGAGGGTACGAAAGCCGAGCCGCCCCGTTGGGGAGGGGGGTCTACCTCTCCCCGCTGGCTCAGAACATTTCGTGTAGCTCTGCGAGCGTCTTGTGGCATGCCGCTAGTTGGCGCTCGGTCGCGTCAAAGGTGCTCGGCATTCCCTGCGGTTCCTTCGCGGTGTCCAGCTTAACGACTGTCGGGCGAGCCGCTGGTAACACCCCGCGAATCTTGTCGCGCAGCGCTTCGATCTTCTGTGATAGATCAGCGGTGCTCGCCATGATCGCGGCGGCGCGCGGCAATAGCCGATTGTTTGTTGTGACCAGCGAGCGCGGTTCCGGCTTGCTATCCTCGCCTGACATCACCCGCTCCATGTTTTCCATTAGTCGCTCGCCATCGACGTTGCTCATGATTTTCCTTTCGTGTTTGGCTGTATGTTAGTGTCCGTCATCGTCGTTCTCCGTTGTTAACATTTCCATTGGACGCAATTCCGCTGGCGGCACCCAAAATGCCGGACGGCCATTGTTGAAGCGATCACTCCAAAACTTTTCTAGCTTGCCCTCTCTGCCGTAACACCATCCAACAACATCGAGCGTAGGGGGATGCCCGATTACGAGAATGAAAATATCGTCATCGTTGTCGGGAGGGTGCACGCGCAATTGCCCGTTGGAGTAGACCGTTGCCCGCACCTGAAACCGGCCAACGTCTTTCGAGATCAGACTCCCAACTGTGCCATCCCAATGCAGATTGAAAAACTTGGACACAGCCTGTTCGCCCATGCAGCCGTCGATATGCTTTGACCAAGCATTAGCCTCATCGGCACCATAGGCTCCGTTCAACCGGGCGCGGATGGCGAAGCACTGGCGCATCACCCCGATCATCGCGGCTTGGAAGATCTCGGACTCCGACAACGTGACTCTCATTACTTTCCCCCCTGATCCCAACCCTGTTGCCATGCAGCCACCAACGCGGGCTTGTCCCGATACTCACCAGGGACAGCCCGGCGTTGCTGGCCTGCGGCGCGATCATCACGACCGCGCTGCGTGGCGGCACGAATCGGGTCCACAAACAATTCGCCCCCGCCACTTTCTTGTGGAGTAGCGGCGGCGGTTTCAGTTTTTGTTGTTGATTCCGCCGCCGCCGTTCCGCTCTCCTGGGTCGTTCCTGATTCGGTCGTTGTTCCTGATTCGTTGCTCGGCACAGATTGAGCATCTTGTCCAGCCGTGATTTCCTGATCAGGAGGGAATGTTTCATCGACCGTTGTCATGCCGTCATGGATCGCCCGCATCATCGCAACGATTCGTGCGATGTCAGGTGCAAGCCAATCCTTTGCCGCGCGACCTACAACACGCTCGACACGCTTTAGCTCGACCGGGATATTGGCGATGCCCTGCACCGTGCGCTCACGCCAACCAGCAATGTCCTTGCCGATCTTATCGACCAACAAGTTGCGCGCCTCATCGAACGCAAAATCGCAATAGACGCCGAGCGCGTTAACGATGGCATTCCTGATCGCCTTGCTCTGACCAATCTGGTAGGCGATATCCATCTGCCGGTCGCGATCCTTGGTTTTGAGCGACGTTTGCGACTTGCGCTGATGATAGGCGCGCTCCATCGAGAAGCCGGTTTCGATATCCGTGAACCGCGCGTAGAACACCCACGCATCACCAACATCAACCTCACGAACCTCATTCGAGTTGTTGCCGTAAATCCGAGCGACGTTGTTTGCCAGCTTGATCGACGGACCCTCAATCCAATCCTGACCGCCGCTCTGAGTCCGCACCGGGAAGCGATAGAACCAATCCGGCCCGGCCATCGCGGCGATCTCTTTAATCTCCTGGCGAACGCGCGGGAGATCCCGCCGCACGGCGACCGGCTGCGCGCCTACGATGCGCTCGGCGATTCCTTGCGTGGGCCGCACAAGCGAATGCCCGTGCGGGGCTTGTGGCTGGTTTTGCTGCGCGTCCGCGTTGGACATTTCGTCTAGCGAGCGACGCTGGTCATTCCGTTCGATCTCGTTCATTGCTTGGTCCTTTTGCTTGATTGGTTTTTCGGCAAGTCAGGAAATGTCCTGATCTTGTTGTTGAACACGTCCATAATGCCGAGCACCATTTCATCTGATAGAACCGCGTAAGCAAACGGATGGTGGTCGTCATCAAACAAGATGATATGCACGTTGTCGCAATGCTCGCACTTGTACGCCGAGAACCGCGATGAGATTGGAATGTCAGTGTCCGGGTCGCGCTCGGGATTGGCGTCCTTGACGTGCGTCATGATCACTCCTGGCCGACAACGGTTGCGGGCGGCTTGCACTCCATGCCGTCAACGAAGCCGCACGTCTCGCAGATAATCATAAGAAACTCGCGCGGGGCCGGTGGATATAGTTGATAACTTTTTGTTCCGATCCATACGCATTGCACTGGCGGCGACACATGGCGGATGGTTAGATTGCTCCCGCACTTGCTGCACTCTCGCGCGCCAGCGTCAAACGGTTTCAATTCGAATGCGGGCCGAGTCCGCTTCATGACTGCCCCGAGATCTTGGGTGCGAGCACGCGGAACACGCGCGGGTGTGAAGCCTCAACGGTGTAGGCTTTGCGATGCTGGACGCGCCACGACAAGCGGCGGCCATCGGCAAGCGTAGCAAACGAATTGTCCGCCATCTTGCCTTGTAGCTCGACCTTGATTGCTTCAATCTCTGTGTCGAGCCGCTTCCGGCCCGCTTGCTTGAACACCAAATCTTCCGCCAGTGCGAGCGCGCGGTTGTCACGCGTGAGATCTATCGTCGTGCCTAGATCTTTCGGGTACAGCAACTTTACCAGACGTTCGTCACGCTGCGGATCGAACGGCGGCATAATGTCTTGGTCAAGATAATCGTGCCAGAATTTCAGCACGTTGTATTTGATGCGATCCTCGATTTCCTGATCACGCTCAACCTCAAACAATCGAAACTGCCAATCGAATTCCGAATTGATCAAAACCGGGAGCACCCCCCACGGCGCATCCGCCAACATCATTTCGGTTAAGGTCTGGAGTCGATACGACTCTGGAATTTCCGCGTCGCCGTACTTTAGATCATCGTCAGGATCGTGCATCCACGTATGGCGGAAAATATAACGCGAGACGGTTTTGGCCTGGACGACGCCGACGCCTTCACGATCAGGCGCGATTGCAAATCCGTCCGGCGTTGCGCCGAGTCGCAATTCGGGATCTCGCAAATAGATTTTCGCGCGGCGAATTTCCCAACCCGGATTCTCATCTAACAGTGCTTCAAATACTGACGCTTCGCCCCAACGTCCGCGCCGCAGCACACCGCTATCAACAAGTGGCGGGCGCAGACCTTTTTTGTCCGCGTACAATTCCGCCATCGATGCGTAGGCACCTTCGCCGCAGACAATCGCTACGTCGCTCGCGGTGATGTCCTGGCTGCGCAGCGCAAGCCAAGTCGCGCGATCCGTGATTGCGATGCGTTCGACGGTCACAAGATTTCCCCGATTCGTATCCGCAAGGCTCGGCCCGTTCGCGCCGCAAGTCAAGGTAGGCTGGAAAGGTTTGCCGAATCGCCTTACGGTGCGGGCGCTGTGGATTGTGGATATCGGGGAAAACGCGGGCAATTGACCGTCGAGCACGTTAGCGCATAGCTTCCGTTTCCAGCGGAGCGATAAATGCCAAAACCAAAACCTGACGACCGGGCGCGAGCCGTGATGGAAAAACTGCGCTCCGAGCTAGGCTTGCTATCGCGGATCGCCCACGAAATCGGCGTCTATGCGCAAGCGGTGCATCAATGGCAAGCGGTTCCGCTAGAGCGCGTTGTTGATGTTGAGCGCGTCACCGGAATCCCGCGCGAGAAATTGCGGCCCGACTTTCATCTGCCGCGCGCCGAGATCGCGCCGGAAGGGTTCGCCTGGAAATTGATTTCACTATCGGGACGATCAAGGAAAGCAAATGGCAAAGCGAAAAGGAAGCAACAGCGAAAAGGAAAACGACGCGCTGGAATTCACCCCAAGCGTCGTGCAGTCCGTCATCAAGAGAATCGAAGCGCTCAACGATGAAAAGGATTCCGCGCGCGGGCGCTACATGAATCAGTGCGCCAAACTCAACGAACGCATCAACGCGGTGATTGATGAGGGCTCGCGCAAGGGGATTCCGGCCAAGGGCGTGCGCGCCGCCGTCAAGCTGCGCGCCAAAAACGCCAAGCTACTCGGCGAACTGCACAAGCACGAAGCCGAGGAAAGAGAGGTCATTCAGACCATCCTACAGGTCAACGATGACCCGAACGATTTGCCGTTGTGGAAGGCGGCAACCAGCCGCAGCACCGGCAAGAGTGAGAGCGCCAGTGCTCCGCTCAACTAAGGTCCGCAACCATGAAGGCGCGGCGCGCGCATATCTTCGCCAAGGAACGGCACGGGCATTACGTCGAGCCCGCGTGGGTGTCCGCGCGTCTTTTCGAGGCTGATGACTTTGGTCCGCCGAGCACCCTGATCTATGACCCCTCCTGCGGTTGGGGCACCATCCTGAGATCCGCAATCGATGCAGGCTACCGCGCCGCTGGCGGTGACGTGGTTGACCGGCTGCACCGTCGAGAATTCGGGTTATCCACAACCCGCTTCTACAAGTCCGATTTTCTCAACGGCGGCATGCCGACGAAATCGCCGGTTATGTCCATCGTTTGCAATCCGCCGTTCGATCACGTCGAAGCGTTTTGCGACCGCGCGCTTGAAATCGCCGAATACAAGGTGGCGATGATCATGCTGTTGCGGCGCATCGCGGCGGCGCGTTGGCTCGACCGCATGCCGCTCGAAACAATCTACATGCTCAACCCCCGGCCATCGATGCCGCCCGGCACTTGGATCGCCAAGGGCAACAAGCCGGGCGGCGGCACACAGGATTTTTGTTGGTTGGTGTTTTCTAAACTGCGCTCGACGCGCCAGCGGCCCGTGGTCAGATGGTTGACGCGCGATGCAGCATGAACGAAATCAATGGGTTGTTCGTGATTTACAGACCGGCGTTCTGCCAGCGGTGCGAACGGAAATGGGGGCGGCAAGTCCGCATCCCTTCCGGCCACACGCTTTGCGCCATGTGCCGCTCGACCGCGCGCCAGGAGGGACAAGAGCGGCGGCGCAAGCGCGCGGAGGATCACGCGCGCGCGGTCAGCATGGCCAAACTGGCGGCGCAGCGGATCGAGCGGCCCGAAATGCCGGTGGAGACGTTCGACGCGACGCTGGCGCGCATCCGGGAAAACATGGCCAGGATCAACGCGGAGATCAAACGAAAGGCGCGTGCCGGGTCTGCGGATGGGACGTGAGAGCGGGCGCAAAATACTGCCGCCAGTGCGACGCCGAGCGCGCGCAGGCGATGCGCAAGGCCAAGCTGGCGTTCCCAAGCAAGCGCCGCGTGAAGCCGCCGCCGCTGGCGACCGATGATATCCCATTCTAGGAGGGCGACCGATGCACTTGCCAAAGGGCGGACGGCCGACGCAAGTTTTACCCAAATCGACCCAAGCCGCCGACGATAAGCCGCGCCGCATTCAGCTTTCCCGCAAGCCGGGCTTCCGGCTCCCGCCCAACACGGTCAAGGTTGACCGCTCGACAAAATGGGGCAACCCTTTCGTCGTTGGCCAGCACGGCACGCGTGTCGAGTGTGTCGAAATGTTCGAAAAGCTGATGGCTGGCATGGTTATGGTCAGTCACGGCCCCGATCCCAAGGTGCAGCGCGACTATTACGAAATGGTCCGCCGCGACCGTCATCAACTACACGGCAAAAATCTCGCGTGCTGGTGTCCACTTACTGAGAAAGGTCAACCAGTGCCGTGCCATGCCGACGTGTTGCTGCGCATCAAGCAAGCGAAACTGTGATGGTCGAAACTCGCGTACCAAAGTGCAAGTGTCCGTCGTGCGGCACCGAGCTAGATGCCGCGACTGACGTGTTGAACCGAGCGGCGACACCGAACCCTGGCGACATAACGATTTGCTTGCGCTGCGGATTGCTGATGCGGTTCAAGGACGACATGACGCTGCGCCAGCTAACCGGGAAGGAAATGATCGAAGCAATGAAAGATCCGCGCGTGGCCACGATTGAGAGAGCGCGCGGTACGGTCATGGCAGGCTTCACGGCAGATGAAGCCATGACGAAGATCATGGCCGACTACAAAGCGAACCGATGACCGTACCCGTGCAGCTAGAGTTGTTGAAGCGGCGCAAGGGTAGCAAGCCGTTTAATTCGCTACCGCCGCCGAGCGAACTACAAATACAGCAATCGCTGATCGCGCGGCTACGGTTCCAATGCAAGCCGGGAATCATTTTCTGGCACACACCGAACGGAGAGGAAAGAGACAAGCGAGTGGCGGCAAAACTGAAATCGATGGGCGTGCTTCCTGGCGTGGCGGACTTGCAGTTTATTTTTCCTTGTGCCGCGCCGAATCTGTTTCTTGAATTGAAAGCACGCGGGCGCGGGCTCACCGATGATCAGCAACACTTTAGGGATCTTGTTCGCGGGGCTGGCCACAAATATGAGTGGACAGATTCGATTGACGACGCGATCAGAATTCTACGGTCCTATAATGTGCTGCCCTAGCAAGCAACAACAAGACTATCGAAAGTCGAGGCAATGGCCAGTGCCAACGACCCATACGAACGAGGGTTTCGCATCACGCAATACAAGATTGCGAAAACTACGTTTTGGCGACCGATTGGGGCGCCGGGGATATTCGGATTTGATGATGTCTACGGCGACACCATCGATGCGATCCAAGAGGTTCGCGATCTAGGATATCTCGGAAGCCAACAAAGCCTGCACCTTGAAATGCCGAGCGGCATTCACGGCACAACTGACCGCATTCCATATCAATACTTAGAACCGAGTGAGCGGCGCAGGACGTGGCGCCAGCCTAGCGCCTACAAGACTGCCGCCGAGAAAGCGCAAGAGCATTGGGAACTTGTCCAACGGCTACGTGTGAAGGCGCGGCTCGCCGATAGCGACGTGCTCTGGAACACAGCGGAAGCCGAGCGCATCATCGAAAGACGAAAGTTGCTGGCCGCCGAAAAGCGCCGACAACGCAAACTCAAAAAGCGGCGCGCCGAATACGCGGAACAACAAGCCGCATTGAAAGAACAACACGAAGCCGAACGGATCGCCGAGCGCGCCCTAAACGATGCGAAGCAACGCGCGGCGGAAGCAAGGGCCGAACTCGCCAAGGCCGAAGCAACCAAGCCGCCGACGCCAGCGCCCGAGATTGTCCCGGCCACGACAATCCCAAAACCGTCCGCCGACTTTTCGAAAGATTGGGATATCCCCGCCGACTTGTTGTTCCCGCACTGGCACGACTGCACCGTACACCTTGCGCGCTTCATGGCGGTTGCCGATCCGCATACGTGGGAGGTTTTTTTGATGGCGGATGGCCGCACGTTCATCGCGCTATCAAACAAGCATTTCATTTTCGACCAGTCACAACGCCTGTTCAATTGCGGGATGGTCGTGCCGCCCGGCTCGACGTGGCGCGTGTTCCTGATGCGCTATCGCCTGGGGCTCGGCGGGTATCTGAATTTCAAACGGCCACGATTCCCCGAACGTCAAGCCGCTTTTGAGAACGCGCCCTACACCATAGCCGAACGGCAAGCGTGGCAGATGGAATGTCTCGCCGCCGTGCGCCTGCGCGAGAGCCAACTGATAGATCAGGGCTGGCCGCCCGCGCGCGTGTCGCTCGCCCGCGCATTCGGGATTAGATACGATGGTCGATGAGATCGACACCGACAACGTAAACGAGTCCGAGCCACTAGAGCCGGATCTTGCGCCAGCTTATCGCGAAGCGCTCGCGTCGTTGTCCCGCATGCTTGCGCTCGCCGCCGATGAGGCTATGCGGCTCAAGGTGTTTGAGAACGCCGTCGATGAGGTTTTCAAAACGTGGCGCGGAATCGAGCGCAGCGACGCACTCGACGCGTTGCAAGATATCGCCGAGTCGCGCGGCTTTGATCCTGATTGGGTGCAGTCTGTATTTGCCCGCGCCGCCGAAGCCGAGCCCGAACAGCCCAAGGTAAACGGCAAGGGTCACGATGATGCGCAGCATGCGAAAGATCAACAATCCGAACCGAAGCCGCCCGAGCCGTTTCCATTCATCCGCGCGTCATCGTTCGACGGACAGAAAGCGCCAGCGCGCCGATGGCTGGTCAACAACCGGATTCCCATGCGCAACGTCACGCTGTTGAGCGGCGACGGCGCAGTAGGCAAGACAACCATAGCGATGCAGCTTGCCGTCGCAGTCGCAACCGACATGCTCGACTGGTTGCAAAACGTCATCGATGAACGCGGCCCGGTGTTGTTCCTAACAGCCGAGGAAGAATTGAGCGAGGTTCATTTTCGGCTTGAGCAAGTTGTTGACTACTACCCTGACCTACAATGGACCGATCTTGCAAATTTGCATTTGTTATCGATGGCCGATAGCGATTGCGTGTTGGCCGTGCCGGATCGCATGCACATTCTCAAAAAGACGAAAAACTATGAGCGGCTTTCACTCAACATTGAGCAAATACAGCCCAAGCTGGTCATCGTTGAGTCTGCCGCAGACTTGTTCGCTGGCAATGAGATTGATAGATCACAGGTCCGCAAATTCATTTCGTTGCTGCGCGAGTTAGCAATCAAGCATGATTGCGCAATCATGCTGCTATCACACCCGAGCGTGTCCGGCATGGCGAGCGGTTCTGGAATGTCCGGCTCAACGCAATGGAACAATGCCGTGCGTTCACGAATGTATTTCAAAACGATCAAAGCCGACGCCGATGATTTTGCGGATGAGGATGCGGAAGCCGTCAACGAGAGCGGGAGCAATTATCGCGAGCTACAATATCTGAAAAACAACCGCGCAAGACAAGGCGAAAAAATCAAGCTGGTTTACACGAATGGTCTATTCCTTCCCGAGCGACAACCAGCGCCAGCCGACAAGGCCGCCCAAGAATCAAAGGCCGACGACGTTTTCATGACGTTGCTGCGCAGATTCAACAGTGATGGAAGCGACCGCAGCGCGACAGTCAAGAAAGGTCAGACATTCGCACCGTATCTGTTCGCGCTAGAACGCGAAGCAAAAAATGCGCGCGTCACCAAAGCAATGCTGACACAGGCAATGGAACGCCTTATCACCGCCAAGAAAATCCGGTCTGAAATGTTTGGGCCGCAGTCTAAGCGGCGCTCGCGGCTCATCGAGATCACCAGAGAAAACACCGGCGAAATTTTGCCATTCACTCCGAAGCCACCAGAGCCGTCCGGCGTTTCGATCCCGTTCATGATCACCAAAGCAATGAAGGCTCAACTCGCGGCTAAAGGCTATTCGGAATCTGAAATCAACGCGCTTACTCCCCAACAGGCGCAAGATATTTTGGCGAGCACTTAGATCCGTGCTAAAAGAAAAGCCCCGGTTGCAGCCGGGGCCTTTCAACTTTCAAGTCGGTTTTTTTAGGCTGTTGCGGGGAGTTCAAGTCCTGCGGCTTGGGCTCTCCCCAACGCTCCGCGTGACAGTGACGGCGTTCCAGCCGCTTTCTGCCGGTCGCGTGTCTCACGCGCGCCGTGCAGTTCATCGCCACCACGTTTCACCGCAGGGCGCATACGCAACAGGAACCCGCGATCACCAAACTGTTTGGTGAACCTTTCCTTGCTGATCTTATCGAAGGCGTAGGTCAGCGATCCAAAATCGTGAAAATAACGAACGGCATGCGTAGGCACGCCATCAATTTTATCCACGACGTAAATCACTCCACGAATAACGTAGACGTGCTTTACGGGATGCGGGAACGCTGTTGGGTTTGCGAGCGCAAAGTCTTTAATTCCATCTGCGAGCACGCATTCCCAAACGATCCCACGCTTAGACCGTTTGATGAGTTCCCGTGATAGATGAATTGGAACCTCAACCGGCCTTTTGGCGTCTGCAAATTTCACACGCCAAAAACGCTTTCGTAGAACGTCAGTGTATAGACGGACGAGTCTCGGCTTGGCTTTCCCTGCCATTAGCTAGTCTCCGTCGCTGTAGGGTTTCAACAACATCAAGCCACGCATCAGCGACTTGCTGCGCGCCTGCGATCACCGCATCGGTGATTTCATCCGGGTTGAGCGTGGCCCAATCCGCTTTATTTTTTGCCATAAACAAATTCGATTTTGCGAGCGCCGTCGCTTCCCTCACGGCATGCTGATAACTGCGCAGGCGGGTCACGCTGTACGGTTCGTCCTTGACCGGGCGCTTGTCGGTTGGGTCAAAGTCGCAAGTGTTGACCTTGGCGGCGTCTTGGAATTTGCCGTTAGTTTTGCCATTGCCGTTTGGCTTTACTGGCGACGACCGGACGCTACGCGGCTGTTGTAGCGTCCGTTTGGCGCGCGATTTGCGCACTGTTTGTTTTTTCGCCTCACGCACTTGCTCGACGGTCGTGTGACCTTCCGCAATCCTAATCAACTCATCGGCGCGCGACTTGCTGATATTGCAATGGGTGGAAACATACTCGTACCAAGGCTTGTCGTTTGGCTTGCGCTCTTTCAGCTTGCCCAAAAATTTACCCTGGCGAATTTGTAGTTGGTTCTTTTTTTCGAGCCATTTAGCGCCCGATTGCTCTTGCTTCGCGTCACCAATATCGATTTTTGTCTGCAACACCTTGATCGCCGTGCAGAGCGAATAAACTGTTGGCTGTTTGACCATTGTCCTTGAATCCTTTGGTTTGCTCCACTAGCATTTTTCAAGTGTTGCTGGAAATATATCGCGGGATATAAGCCGCCGATGAGACGCGTCTCGGTTTATTTTTGACCTGTGGAAAACGAGGGGTTTTGCCTGTGGAAAACCGGAACAAAATACCGCTTCCAGCAACCCGTTCCAGCAAATTTTTTCCAGCAAATTCCAGCAACCATAAAAACAGTAGCTAACGCCTTGAACAGTCTTTTCTTTTCCGGCATTTTCCAGCAAAAAGTGGGGGGTGTTCCTTCCACCCCCTCATACTCCCCCCATCCCGGAGGGAGATTTCCGGGATGCTGGAACCCTCTAAGGTCCAGCACCCGAAAACCTCCGGGATGGCTATGTCGAAAGAAAGCAAAATGCGACGATGGTGGCTGACGCCGACTGCGCTTTTCAGATCTCACATGCCGCCCGTATTCCTGCGCCCGATGCACTGGCCGAAAGGATGCTGGCAATGCTGTGGTCAAGGGCTCGCGACCGATCCCAACAATCCGGCGCAGTTTCGCGTTGTGGAAATATCGCCAGCGTTGCACCGATTGTTTGAAGCGAGCGACGTTCTAATTTACTTGCAAAAATGAAACCGCTAGACCTGACCGGCTACAAGCCGAGCCGCGAGTTGTTGGAAACGCTGATCAGATCCAACGAACGGGCGATCATGAACATCAGCGGCGTCAAAGCGTATTGGGCGGCGCAAGCAATTCAGGTGATGCGAAAAGAGATCGCTATGTTTCGCGCAAAGTTGGAGGGCGAAATGCTGATCAGGATAACGGGGCATAATCCGCCGTTTGTAGCTGGCGTCGTGTTTGACGATAGCGGCACGGTGCACCGCTTCGCGCCTATCGTGCAATGGGCCAAGGGGCTCGATGAAGATCAACTACGCGCGGAGATCAAACAGCGCGGCTTAACGGCGACGATGGTACGGACACTCACAGCACAGGAGATCGAAGCGTCATGACCGAAACGAAAGTGACAATCGTGGAGTCCGAGCCGATGCTACAGTTTTTCGAGTGGGCGCATCTGCCCGAGCGCCTACAGGCTGTCTCGATGCGGTTCTCCGTCTTGGCGTATGAAATAGTTGAGACGCTTCCGCGCAATCCCGAGCGCACCGTAGCGCTGCGCAAGTTGTTGGAAGCAAAGGACTGCGCCGTGCGCGCGGTGCTTTATAAAAGCCCCTAGCCCGATCCGCCGTCGTTGGCTGCGCTACAATGCGAGAGGCTATCCGCTATGAAACGGGGCAAGAAAGCGACGATAAGAATGGGCGAGGTTGAAATCCCCGCCGAGATCGTTAGCGAGCCGGGAGTGCTACCGCAGAATTTTCGCACGCCGCCGTTCTACGTTGAGGTTGATCCAGCCCGAGCGTTGATCCATGCGTTTAGTGGAATGTCCGTCGAGAAACTATCTTATGTTGTTGGTTGGGCGGCGAAGCAATTGCACGTTGCCGCGCATAGCGATTTGAAATTTCACAAGGCGTTCGTCTACAAGCGTGGGCGCTACTATGTTTTTGAGTTTCACCGACACCACGACGGCGAGATCGTGGCCACGCTCACCGCGTTAAGCGATCACCGCGTAAGAGTCACCTACCACGATGGCAAGGAACCGGAGACGTTGTACCTATGAACCGGCGCGCGTTGTTGATGGGTGTTGCTGCATCGGCTATCGCCGCTGGTGTTCCGCGTGTCCCGAGCAAGCCGATTTGGTCGTTTAGCGCGTTTGTCAAACGGCCTATCGAGTGCGATCTATTCACCGGGCACTGGTATCACATGGTTTGGAGCGGCGATCAGTTTTTCCTAGATGGCGAGTTGGCACCACCCTGCGATGAATTCAAGCGGATCGTCATGGACAGGATTGGGATTAAAACCGAATGACACTCACCTGTATTTGCTGCAAGGGCGAGCGCTACGTGATGGTGACGGACGCCGCATTTCCTGATGATCCGCCGCGCCGCGAGCCGTGTTGCTACTGCGGCGCGACTGGTGTTGTGAAGCTGACCGTGAGCGAGGCCGCGACCTATCAAAAGAGCATCGGGCTATGGTGGGTAGACATAGACCATGATCGTAACCGATCCCAAGAATGAGATCCGCTACGCCAGGAACGCGAAAGCCTGGGCACTCGGCGAACAAAAATCCAACGGCTTTCATGTGAGGCGCGTGGTGTGGGGATTGCTGATGGCGAGCATGGAAAAGCGACCGGGCGAGGAAATCCGCAAAGCTGTGATTCTTGTTGGAGGGAAGCGAAGGCGATGAGTGACACGCCAATCATTTTGGGCTTACCCACAATATGATGGGAACGCCGATGATCACGGTTGACGATCTCAAAAAATCCCACATCCGCACGCAAATGTTTCTGGACGGTGCGAAGGGCGCGGCCTCGCAGCATCGCTATTGCCTCGAACATCCGCGCTTGCGCATGGTGTGGTCGCGCACTAGCCGACGCGACAAAGGCAAAGACGTTTGGTTTGTTGATGACGTTGAGATCAAGCCATACGATTTCGAGCGCGCGGTGGAGTTGTTGAACAAGGAGAAAAAGCTATGATCGATTTCAACGACCAGATTGATGATACGCGAGTGCCGCGCTTCCCTGCACTCTGTTGTCAACTCGCAAAATGCCTCGCTTGGTATAGCGGCTATCTGATCGACTGGAACGATGGCCGTTACGATGACGTGATGGCGCAGATCAAACAACTACGCGAGCACGTCGAGGGATGGCGTTTTGAAGGTGATGCCGATTTCCCTGGACCGCAGACGCGACCAACGACCGAGCGCGTTGTGCCTTGGACTGGTCTGGTCGTGCATGAGTCCAACCTACCGGAGCGTCCGCCGTGGGCAAAGTGACTAAACCCAAGCGCGTGACCATCACTGTTGATCGTCATGAAATCAAAAAGCTGGACAAGCTGGCGAAAAAGTTTTGGCCGTCTCTCACGCCGAGCAAATGCCGAGCCGGTGTCTTTCGCGCGCTACTCCAACAAGAGCCGGTGCGATGACGCAATTGTTTGGAGTGTCCAAGGAAGAAAAGATTGCGTGCCTGCAACGCGAGATCAATTTGCGCGAGCGGGTTTATGCGCGATACATGGCGGAAGGCAAGATGGCGCGCTCGAAAGCCGAGCGTGAAATCGAGATCATGCGTGCTATCCTGGCGGACTATCAGCAATGAGGGTCAACGATGGCATACTGGTCAGTGGCACAGACCGAGACGCGACGCGAGACGACGGCGGCGGGCTTCCTGACCGATCAGGGGTACACGACCTACTTGCCGAAAATCAAAGTTGCCCACAAGCGAATCGTACCCCTGTTCCCCGGCTATTTGTTCGTGCGGATCTTCGACCGATGGTGGAGCGTTAATCAAACCATAGGGGTCATCCAACTCCTGACGGCGGGCGATCATCCCGCCCAAGTGCGAGACTCAATCGTGGAAACGATCAGGGCGAAAGAACGAGGCGGCATCGTGCGTTTACCCCCGCCGCAAGGGTTGCACGTAGGCCAGAAAGTCCGCGTGCTACGTGGATCTTTCGAGGGTCACATAGGGCTCTATGACGGCATGTCCGGCAAGGACCGAGAGCGGGTGTTGCTCGACCTGTTGGGCCGGAAAGTCTCGGTCGATTTCCACAAGGACGACATCGCGCCGACACCAGATATTGCGCGCAAGGTAATTTAGAGCTACTAATCCCGCCAAGGCCAGTTTCCGTACAGCGCTTTGATTGCTCAAAAGTTTCGCCCGAAAACCGGGCGACGCTTGCGCGCAGCGCGTTTTTGTTTGGTCCGGGTAGCGATCCCCGGACCCGAGGGAGTGCAGGGCGTAGTCGTCAAACGGAACTGGCCTTCCGCAGCAATCCGAGCGCGCACAACCGCTCTTGCAGCACTGACGGCACGCCTTGCGCTTTCCCTTCCTGCGATGCTACTCACCGACGCATGAAACAGCCGTTTAGATCCACAGCTACGTTTCGTTGGTTTGGCGACACGTTGCATCCTAACAATCGCACCAAGCGTCCGATGGTCCGCATTGAACAGGACGAAAAATATCCTGGCATGTGGCGCGTCGTTTCTCCCGATGGCACTCGATCCGATATGGTCAATCGATCCCGAGCCAAGGATGCCGCTAGATCGATTTTGCTAGGGCTGTTGAATGTCAAGCCACCCGACGCAGCATCAGCACCTTTACAACACTAAGCGCTGGCAACGGCTGCGCAGGCATCAACGTCAAATCGAACCGCTCTGCCGCTTCTGCCGAGAGCGCGGCATCGTCACCCCTGGCGCGGTTGTCGATCACGTCATCCCGCACAACGGCGACGTAAATCTGTTCTACACGGGCGAGCTACAAACGCTGTGCGCCGACTGCCACGACCGCATCAAGCGGATGGAGGAATTGCACGGCTTCCGCCCCGACGTGGGGCTCGACGGTTGGCCGCTAGATCCCAAGCATCCCGCGAATCGGTCCCGCCCCTCGCTCGCTCTAGTGCCGAAAGACGACCACGAACGAGACGGCGAAAAGTTACGCGCGGGCGATCCAATCCGGCCAGTAAGTCGCGAGCGCTTTGTCGAGCCTGCGACGCGGCCGACGCTTCACCGGGATGGTTTTCGCAAGCGGCAACCCTAGCGCTTTCGCTTTCGCCCTGGTCGCATGCTTTTTGCGTCGCCACAATTCGCGGCGCTCTGCCAAGCTGGACATGACCTGACTGGACTCCCGTGCAAACGGCGGCAACCCTGCCGTCAACCCTTGCAAATCTAGCGCCAACCCTAGCCGTCCGCCAGCGTACCCCCGTACTCCTACCCGCCAGGGGAAATTCGGACCTTCCGGGGATACCGCTTCAACCGTTTCCACAATCCCACAACCCAGGAGTTGTAACCGTAGAATTTTATGCTGTTTTTTTCGTTTTTTTAGAAAAGTATGTAGGATTTGGCGCGCCCCCGCGCTGTCCTTTTTTAAAATTGCTTAGTTGGTGCACGTCCCCCCCCTGCCCCGTGAGAGCCCCACAGAACCCCGCCCCTGGCCTATCCCCGCGTGGGCTAAGGGTTTGGGCGGGTTTAAAAAAGAACGCATCAGCGGGCTTCCTATTGGGTCGATTTAGGGGTGGCTATAAGCCCCTGATCTATATGGGGAATTAGCGCTGAGTTTATAGCTATTAGTGCAATGATCTCAATGGGTTATACCCCTACCCTAGAGGTACAATTCCATGCTACGTGCATCACAGTCCAATACCGCTAGGTTGTACCCGTTTCGTTAGCGTTGATTGGTGAGGGTGGGTGCACCTTGCAAGCGGTGCACTCGACTGATCGACTAGGGTGGATGGTCAGGCCAGAAAATAAAACATCCACAGTAGGAGGGGCAATGCTGTAGGGATGGTCCTGCAAGCACTCGCCACACACACCAACAACAAACAGGAGTCACGCTATGCAGCCGATGCTTTGTATGATCATTCCAGTTAGCAGCGGCGGCGAGCCCACGCATCCGTGGGTGCCGCCATCAGGTCAACCGCCCGGTTATTGGGGTGGGGTAGCTCCACCGCAGCCGACGCATCCAATTGCGCCGGGTGGTGCACCTCCGGGTTATTGGGGTGGCGTAGCGCCGCCGCGTCCAGACCAAGGCTTGCCAGGACATCAACCACATCCGTCGCATCCGATTGCGCCAGGGCGACCTCCGGGGATTTGGGGCGGGCCGCCACTCTACCCGGATCAAGGATTGCCGGGGGCGCAGCCCATTCCGACGCCGCCGATCTATCTGCCGCCAGGAACGATTCCGGGGACCAAGCCCGAGCATCCGATTTACATTCCGCCGAGTAGCGGAATTCCCGGCATTCCGACGCACCCGATTGTGATTCCGCCACCCGGCACGGATGAGAAGCCGGAAGTGTTGGAGAATTGGGATGTTGTGACGGCTTGGGTGCCAGAAACCGGATGGGTTACTGTGATCGCGCCATCGGGCGAGCATCCCGGCGTGCCGACGCCATCGAGCGGCGGCTGACTTACTAGCGGTCGGCAACGACGGCACGAACGACGCGAACATCGCGACTGATGTATGTCGCGGTTCTAAGGCGATCACGATGAAATGGTGGGAACGCCTAATTGTCGTGATCGCGCTTTTCTTGTTGATGGCGATTGTTGTGACGGTCGTCATCGTGTTTCCGGTGCACTGAAAAATGTGGCGTGCACGCATACGGCGACCAAGCAACAACCAACTCATCATCGTGTTTGTGCTTGCAGCGGTCATCGTCATGCTAGGCGTGGTGACGCTGATATTTATTCCGATCTAAAAGCGGAGTTGTTGACGTGGGCTTGCGTGGCATAGGCGCAAAAACCGAAAAGGCGTTAGCCGAGGAATCCGATCAACAACGCAACTGGTCGCTTCCCTGGAACAAGGCCGGTTTGACCAAAGCGCAAGCGGTGATCGAATTCTGCGAGACGCTTTCGGTAACAAGCGGACCTGACTCGCACAAAAAACTGAAACTGCGAAAGTGGCAAAAGGAATTCATCGAAAAGGTCTACACGACCGACAAGCACGGCAAGCGCTCGGTTCGCACGGCGATCCTAAGCATGGGCCGCAAAAATGGAAAAACTCAAATCGCCGCAGCGCTCGCACTGGCGCATCTAAGCGGACCAGTGTCGGAATTTCGTGGCGAGGTTTATTCCTGTGCGAATGATCGATTTCAAGCTGGCAAGATTTTTGCGGAAATGGTTGCGCTGATCGACATGCACCCTTGGCTGAGTGCGCGCACCAACATCATTCGGTTTCGAAAAGAAATTCAGGATCTAGGAAACGGCTCGACCTACGCTGCACTGACCAGCGAAGCAAAAACCAAGATGGGGCTCAATCCCACGTTTGTCGTGTATGACGAACTCGGACAAGCTACGGGGCGCACGTTATACGATGCTATGGACAGTGCGATGGGGGCGCGCAAGGAACCGTTGTTGTTGGTCATCAGCACACAAGCGGCGGACGATTTTGCACCGATGTCGCAACTGATCGACTACGGTGAAAAGATCAACCACAAGCAAGTTTCAGATCCGGCGTTTCATCTAACGCTGTACGCTGCGCCTGCGGATGCAAACCCGTGGGTGCGCGACACCTGGGCGAAAGCCAATCCTGCGCTCGCGGATTTTCGTTCGCTTGATGACGTGCGACGGTTGGCGAAACAAGCGCAGCGCATGCCAGCGCAAGAAAACGCTTTCAGGAATTTGATTCTCAACCAACGCGTAGCGGCAGAGGCGCGGTTTGTGGATCAACGGCAATGGAACGAGTGCTCGGCGGCCGCGGACATTCCGCAAGGTGCGCGCGTCTACGCCGGGCTAGATCTTGGTTCAACGAAAGACTTGACCGCGCTTGTGATCGTGTGGGGCGATACCAAAGGCGCCTATCACGTAAAGCCCTTTTGCTGGTTGCCGGGAAATCCAAAAGAGCGCGGCGACACTGACCGCGCGCCATACGATGCGTGGGTGCGCAGCGGCGATTTGATCTCGGCTGGCGAAACTACAGATCCGAAAATGATCGCGTACCGGATCGCGGAAATAAACGGCATCAACAAAATCGAAATGCTGGCGTTTGATCGCTGGCGCATGGCAGAGGTACAGCGCGAGCTAGACGCAATCGGTTGCCGCGTTTTGCTTGAACCGATGGGGCAAGGCTACAAGGATATGAGCGCAGCCGTTGATGTTGTTGAACGGCTTGTTGCACAACGAAACCTACGGCACGGCGGCCATCCTGTGCTGGCATGGTGCGCAGCGAATGCCGTTGTCACGCGTGACGCGGCGGGCAACAGGAAATTCGACAAGGGCCGCAGCAACGGACGCATCGACGCAATCGTTGCGCTTGCGATGGCGCTCAACATGGCGGTTCACAAGCGCGCCAAGGAAATCGATATCGACGCGATGATTGCGTGAACAACCATGACGATGTTCGGCTTGGCGTGTGTGGTGATTGTATGCGGGGCAATCTTCGCACCAATGATCGTCTACCTTGGGCGGTTGGATGACTAGGCGGCGCGCGCCACTTAGCGCATGGGTGTTTCGTGTTGTGATAGGCGCCGCGCTTGTTCTAGCTTTCGCTGGTTGGCTCTACGCCGGATATATCGGCTGCGGTACGTTTCCGCTTCACACAGGATGCTGAAAAATGGCCGTCCATCCAACAGGCTCGCAATCCGAAAACGATCAGGCCGCAATGGGCCACACCGTTATCAACAAAACGCCGGACGGATCACCGCTCGATCCCAACACGCCGCCGTGGGCGCAGCCCGCGCCAACCAACACAACGCCGCCAGCTATCACCGGCACGGCAGCGGTTGGGAATGTGTTGACCTGTAACAAAGGTGTTTGGTCGTTCGCGGCGAGCTACGCCTACCAGTGGAAACGTGGCGGCACCAACATTGCTGGCGCTACGTCCGCCACCTACACGGTCGTCACCGCCGACAAGACGTTCGCATTGACGTGCACTGTGACCGCGACCAACACCAAAGGGTCAACGCCAGTAACAAGCGCTGCAACCGTAGCGGTGCCGTAAATCTCCAACTCCAACTACAAGCCGAGAGGATCAAGCCATGCCGTTCTCTTACGTTGAGCCAACAATCGCAGCCGGTGAGTCGTTGTCCGATGGCGTTGATGTATCTGGTGGCACGGTCATTCGCATCACGACGCCTGGACCCGAGGAATGGGTTAAGGCCAACATGACGTTTCAGGTTTCAAGCGATGGCGTCTACTACAGCGACGCATTCAACGACAAGGGCGAGGAAATCATGGTGCCCGGCATTCCGCATTGGTGCACCGTTTTTGTTTCTGGACTGCACCTTGACCACATAGGCCATGTGAAAGTCAGATCCGGCACACGCGCCAATCCGGTCGTTCAACCAAAAGAATGCAAGATGGCGATCACGCTGCACACTGACGCGTGAGAGCAAACGCGTGACACATGGTTGCACCGCTTCGCACCGCGCTCGGCAACAGCCCGGCAGTAACACTTGCTGCGGCACCAACTGTTGAGATTGCGCCGGGCGACGATGGCCCTACGGTCTGCGAGGAAAATCCTGGCAAGTATGAGGTTGGCACCGGCAGCAATGCGGTCAACTCCAACCGCGTGATCATCACCGGCTCTGGTGAGATCGATAGTTTCGGCGTTGCGTTTGAAGGACAATGCGGTGAACTCGGCGAACCGCCGACGATCACCAAACATATCGACTACCAACCTGATCCCGGTCAAACGATCACGGTGCACCATAATCCGCCAGCAATCACGTTGCTCGGCGGGGTTGATCGCGTCATCGCGACTAGATCGTTTGGCACGGTTTCGTCAGATCCCGATGGCAACTGGACAGAGGAAAGTTTTTCGCGCTCTGACGTGACGCCGGACCTAACGCACAGCGGCGGATTGCTATCGATCAACAGCTACACCGCATCAGGACCAATCACGATTCCGCCGTTGGCCACGCGTGCGTGGGTGCGGATGTGGGGTGCAACAGGCTCTAGCAGTCCAGCAAGCGCAACCGATCCGGTTACATGCTCGGCGGGTGTTGGCAGCGCAGGCTATCTTGAAAAATTCCTGACCGGGCTGACACCGGGCAATACGTTGACGTTCACGTTTGGCGTTGGCGGCGCAGCGCCAACCTATCCTAATCCCGGCGTCAAAGGCGGCGACACGATACTCGCGAGCGGAACGCAACCCATCACCACGCTCACGGCGCACGGGTCAAATGGCACGTCATACGGTGCGGGTGCGGGTAGCTTTGGCGGCAGCGCAACGGGCGGCGATATCAACAAGACCGGCCAAACTGGCGGCGCAGGCGGCATGGCTCCCGGTGTAGGCGGCGCTTATGGATTGTCACGCGGGCCGGACGGTTCATCAAACACAACAACAGGAAATCTCGGCACTCCTGGCGGATTGGTCATAGCGTGGTACAACGACGCGCTTCCGCCGCCAGTCGCGACGCCACCCGCAACGCAAAGCTGGTTCGCACTCATTCCAACACAAGCGCCGATTTCTGGCGGCGGCGGATGGGCAAACTATCAGCTACGCTCGCGCGTCAAATCAGCGCTGTATCTCGCTGGCGCACCGGCAACCGGCACGAAGATCCGAGTCACGCTCACTGGCGGCGGCACAACAACAAACAGCATCACCAAAGCGTATATCGGTCATTCGAGATCGCCGTCGCCGAGTTTGGACTTTGATGGGAATCAGGTTCAATTGAAATTCTCTGGCAATGCCAACGCAAACCTTCCGGCTGGTCCGCTTGTTTCTGATATTTCCGATTTCTTTTTCGACAAGACGCAAGACTTGATCCTTTCGTTTGGGAACGGTAGCGGCACAATGGTTGCCAACGCGAGCGCCGCAGCCGCATTCAACAGCGGCTATGCTCAAGGGACTGGTTCAAGTGCTGGCAACGATACGGCGGGCTTTAATGTGGCCTACAACAACTACGTTTTCATGATTGTTCTCATCGAGATTTTTGGTCCGAACGCACGCGCACTGAAAATAGTCGCCGGACAAGAATAAACATTCGTGGCTGCGCAATGGGGGTGACTCATGGCGCTCAACAAGAGATCGATAGAACTGCACGGGCAGCAAACAAGTCTAACCGTCGAAGATGAGTTTTGGTCCGCCCTACGGCAGATCGCAGCCGAGCAAAGCATCGGCCTCTATTCGCTGATCGCCAGAATTGAGCAACACCATCCGCAAGAAAATCTATCGTCAGCGGTGCGCGTGTTCGTGTTGAAGCACTATCAGCAAGGTTAGGCGCTATGGACTGGCAGAACATTCGAGCGCTGGCCGAACACTTGTTGACGCCGCAGCAACGATGGGCGGTGATCAAAGCGCGCGCGCAACGCAATATCGAGAAAGGCCATTTCATCCAAGATCCGGTCACTGGTTTGCTGGAAGGAAGCGAACCGGGTGGCGGCACTGGCGAGGGTGGCGGCGGCAAGCCGGACGGTGACAAAAAGCCGAGCGGTGAAGGCAAGGGCAAGCATCCCGGCAAAGGCTACTCGAAAGAGGCGTACATCGATCAACATGGCGTCATTCAAACAAACAACGTCTATGATGCGCAGCGCGCGTTGTACGAGGACAAAAAGGTTGAGCTAACACAACCAAAAAAAGTCTCGACACTGATCAAGCTACTCGGCAAGAGCGCGGCGGCGATGGAAGCAAAGGGCAAAGTCGCGCCCGTGTTCAATCTCTGCAACGTGAGCATCAGCGGCACCAACCTGTTTTGCGCGGAATCGAAAGGCATCCCGCGCGTGAAAATGCCGGTGATCCCGGCCAAGCAAACACAGAAGTTTGTCGATTACCTAAAGGACCAGGGCTACGGGGTAAAGAAAGGCAAGGAATACGCCGCGCATCTGCGCGCGACGCAAGATGAGATCAGCGGTGTGAAGGTTGCCGCTGCGATGAAGCGGATCAAGGACAATGGTGGCAAGGTCTACAAGCGCATCATCGTATCGAAAGACAATTACATTCTCGACGGTCATCATACCTGGGCTGGCGCGCTCGGCATCGATGCCAAGAACAACAATCTGCATGACGACAAAAGCGTGAAGGTGTTTCGCGTCAACATTTCGATCACCAAGCTAATCGCGGAAGCGGAAAAGTGGACTGGCGGCAAGGGTAAGAAACCGGCGAGCGAAGCCGCCGACTACATCCCGGTCAGCAAAGCGTGGGATGACGACCCGCTAGTGTTGGACATGGCCGACTGATGCTGACCCAAACCGAACAAGATTTAGTGCGGCGATGGGTGAAACTGCGAACCAAGTTTGATGAGTCAGAACACCCGCGCGACGAACACGGGCGCTGGACTGATAGCGGCGGCGGTGATGGCGGCGGCGGCAGTACCGCACCAAGCGGCGGCGGCCCGCTGGTTCTGAGCGAACAGCCCAACCAAGAAAAGATCGAGGTTTGGGAAAAGCAAATTGCTGATCGCCAAAAGGAATTGGAAAAGGAAGGCAAGGCCGGGGACACTGAGGACGAACAACTAAACCGAATGCAGATTGCTATCAATTCGTACAAGCAAGAGGACAAGGAAACTATCGCCAGTGGAAAGTCGGGGTTCACGGCAATCTATCGGCTACCAGAGGATGAAGGCGATCATCGACTAGAAGCCGCAGCGTTCACCTACATCGACAAAAACAACGTCGGCATCATCAAGGATTTTGGTGCCATAGATCCCGTGGCGCACGCCAAGGCAATCGAGAACATCACCAACCAATTTGGCGATAAGGTCACGCACCTAGAGATCAAACAGTGGAACAACGACAAGGAAATTATTGATCCGTTTCTAAAGGCCGGGTTCACGCAACGCGGCGAGCAATACGGCGGCATGGTCACGCTGGTCAAAGCGATGCCGGGCGGAATACGGCTCGGCGCGGAGCACGCACAGAAAATTCTAGGCGCATCGCAAGCGTCGGCCAAGTTGCTTGGTTACGATCCGCAGATGGTTGAGGCCAGCAACGAGGATCACGAATTTCATGTTGGAAAGGAAACCAAGTCACGCTATGCGGCTGGCCTAGCGTTTTTGAACACGGGAAAGATCATGGTGTTTCCGCGCCAGATCCCAGACGCTAGTGTTGCGGTCAGCGTCATTGCGCATGAAGTGATGCACCAAAAATATCAGACCGTGCTCAACGCCGTCGAAGCCGAACGCAAGGAAATGATGAAAGATCCCGACACGCTACGGGCCATGCGTCCTGACGGTTCGTTGTCGGCACCGCTCGATGCCAAGTATCCGCTCTACTCGCGGTTCGTGAAGCACGACAACCAACAAGTCGAGCGCGCCAAGAGCGACGGCATCACGGAATACAGCCGAGCGTATTGGACACAGGCTGCGCCGGGTGTGAGTGACCGAACCGTATCGATTCCTGCGGCCAATCACGAAACGCTGGCCGAAATGGCGCGGGTGCTAACTGACACCGGAACGCTGCAAGGTGCGCCCGAGTGGAAAAGCTACTACCGCGACGTTGATAAGACCTACAAGGAATTGAAGGCATCTAAGAAATGATCGAGCGCGTCACCATCGATGGCCGATCAGGTGTTGCTTGTTTCATCGATAGCAAATTCAAGCCGGTCGATGAGGCGCAAGCGACTCTCTACAAAATCGTTTTCGATGACGGAGGCCAATTGATCTTGGATGCGCGCCAGGGTGCAGCGCCGCCGCCGCCACCTAGACGAAAGAAAGACGCTGACGATTTCATTCAAGATCCGACTACTGGTCGGTTGCAAGGTAGGCGACCGGGCAGCGGCGCACTGGACAGTGGCGGCAACGTCAAGCCGGAATTGCAAGGCGAGATCGCGGCAGGCATTCCGCCACGACCAAAGGAAAAGGGGAAATTCAAGATCGATGATTTCGGCAAGGCGGGCATCACCTTGGATTCCGGCACCCGCGCCGAACATGACGAAAAGAGCAAAAAGTTTATAGAGCGCTGGAACGACACCGTGCGCGATGCGCCAGAGGATTTCAAAAACAAATTCCTGGGCGGGCTCGAAGGCACGATGACCATGAGCTACGATGACGATGACGACAAAATCCAAATGACCGGCAACATTTTGGATGAGGACGGCAACAAGTTAGGCGAATACAACCGCAAAATTGATTTTGACGACAAGAAAGCCGAGAGTGCGTATTTCAAATTAGAGAATAACGCGCAAGGTCACGGTGTCGGCAAGCAAATGCTTGCTGGCAACATTGCCACCTATCAACAACTCGGGCTGCACCGTGTAGAGGTTCACGCCAACATCGATATCGGCGGCCACGCCTGGGCGCGCTACGGCTACGTGCCGATTACAAAGGAAACGGCGACTCAACAGCATGGTTGGCCATCGTTGCGGCGCTACCTCGCAGGCAAGATTGATGACTTGCAGCACGGCGGCGGCGAGTCGTCGGCGGAAAGTTGGGACGATATGTCATCGAACCAACAAGATCGCATCCGCGACAAGTGGATCGATGAGAACCGTGATGAGATTGCCAGCGGCGAGGTTGATAACTGGCGCGACCAGGGCGGCGACCTTGCCATAGCCAAGACGCAGATTGCTCAGAGTTTCAATTTCAGTCGCTCAAATGCAACGGCAGGATGGGCCAAGGAAGCGCTGGAAGAAACTACCGTCACGGTCAGAGAGGAAGGCCAGGGCGAATTGTTTGGTCAAAAGCCGATTGAGCACCAAGTAGATTTGTCTGAGCTAATCGACATCAAGCGATTGATGAAAGCAACAACAATTGGATACGACGACTCCGACGGCGATGGTCGTGGAGATCCGGTCATCACGTTTGATGAAAATGAAATACCGGAATTAAACGACGAACAGCGCGACGAAGTTAATCAAGTGCTGGTCGAAGCGTTCAACGAGGAAGCGGACAGCAAGCGCAGCGATGTTGACCCGCCGTCGTGGCTGGACGATAGCGTGTCTGAATCAGCGGCCGAGTATTTCGACTCGATGCGTGACCGCGACAAATTCAAGTTTGCGCAAAACAACGACTTGCTACCGACAGGTGAGCGGAGCGAAGGCGGGGAAATGAGCGATGAGGATGCTGACTCGCTGCGCGACTTGATCAACAACGACAATCCGAAAGCGCTGTGGGCGGTTGCCGATAGCAAGTGGGGCAAGAAATTGCTGATCGACGCCGACTGGTATGGCGTGCTCGATCTCGCCGACAAGGAAACGATGGACCGCTTCAATGCCTACGTCGGGAAAAAGCCGAGCCACGGAACCAGCTAAAGAGTTGTTTGTTCGCGGCAAGAGCGGGCGGCGCTTTGATGCAAATTTGCATAACCCGATTCTTGACGACGGCAACACCGACACGGCCTACGCCGTTAGCCGCACGGTCGCGCTGCGGCTCGGACTGACCAAGGAACAAATCGACTCGCTGATGAGCCACGTCAAACCGAAAGGGTGACGCAATGCCGATGAAACCACGCAAGGGCGAAAGCCAATCGGATTTCACCGCGCGATGCGTGCCTGAAATGATGGGCGACGGCAAGCGCGAACAGGACCAAGCGGTTGCAGCGTGCCTCGATATCTGGCGCAACAGAGACAAGGAACACACCATGCCCAAGACGCTCACTCGCGACGGCGACAACGGCGACATGCCAGATCCCGACGATTACGATGATTACGATGAGTTTCTACCTGACTGCATGGACGCCGGTTTCGATGAGGACGCTTGTCGCTCGGCCTATCGCGGCGAGCGCGCGGCGGACGGCATCGTGCACAAGACGCACGCTGGCGACATCAACGGCAGCGAATATGTGTTGAGCGATGAGACGCCGGATCGCATGGGCGACATCATCGAGTCTGCCGGTTGGGATTTGCGGTCGTTCAAGAGCAACCCCATAGCTTTGTTTGGTCACAAGTCTGATTTTCCGATTGGCCGTTGGCGCAACGTCGGCGTCAACAAGGAAAAGCAATTGCGCGGGCACTTGGAACTGGCGCCGAAAGGCACAAGTCCGCGCATCGATGAGATACGTGCGCTGGTTGATGCGGGAATCCTGCGCGCGGTTTCGGTCGGCTTCAAGCCGCTCGACGCTACCCCGCTCAATGCTAAAGACCCATTCGGCGGACAGCGTTTCTCTAAGCAAGAGCTAGTCGAGTGCAGCTTGGTAGCAGTACCAGCAAACCCGAACGCTTTGTCCGTCGCCAAGTCTTTAAAGATCTCCGATGACACGCAAAGTCTCGTTTTCGCCAAGCATGGCAAGGGAAACGGAACCGTCCAGCGTGCCGTCGTTCACGGCAAGCCTGCCACACGCACTCCTGATGGAAAGAAAACCATCATGACTCCCCTCACGCAGCGCATCACCGATGCGCAAGCCCGCATCGTCGCCCTCAAGGCGGCGCTCGGCGAGCACTTGGGTAGCATCGATGACTCCAACGTCACCGATGAGCAAATGAATCAGACGACCGAATTCAACAACAAGATCGTGCAAGAGGAACGCACGCTCGCGATGTTGGTGGAGTCGGAGAAGCACATTGCGGCTGCGACCGCCGCCGAGCACGGCACGAATGGCGGCGGCACGACAATCGTTACGCGCGACAACCGCACCGGCATGGCCAACGCGCGGCCATTCAGCATGCCGCAAAAGAAATTCGACCCGCTCGACGTTCTGGTGCGCGGCTGCACGGTGCAAATGTTTAGCCACATCCGCAAAACCAACATCGAAGATACGCGGGCGTGGCTGGCCGCCAACGGCAACCCGACATACAACGACGACTACACCAGGGCGTATGTCGAGTGGCACACCAAGGCCGCGAGCGCGCCTGCGATGACGACGGTCACTGGTTGGGCCGCCGAGTTAGTGCAAACGGTCTACGCCGCGTTCATGGAATCGCTGTTCCCGAAATCGGTCTATCCGCGCCTTGCGGCCAAGGGACTCGATCTTTCGTTTGGTCGCGCTGGCAAGATCAGCATTCCTACGCGTGCTCTCACACCGACAATCGCCGGTTCGTTTGTTGGTGAAGGCGCGCCGATTCCTGTTCGTCAGGGTGCATTCACCGCGCAAGTCCTGACGCCAAAGAAAATGGCCGTGATAACTACTTGGACCAGGGAAATGGACGAGCATTCCGTTCCCGCCATCGAGGGATTGCTGCGTCAAGCAATCCAAGACGACACCGCTATCGCGATTGATAGCGTGCTACTCGACAGCAACCCGGCGACCGCCGTGCGGCCCGCTGGCATTCTTAACGGTGTCACGCCTCTGACCGCGACTGCGGGCGGCGGCTTCAACGCACTTGTTGGTGACATCAAGCAATTGTCGGGTGCGTTGCTCACCGCGACGCGCGGCAACGTGCGTTCACCGGCTTGGATCATGAATCCGCAGCAAGTTATGAGTGCTGGACTCACACCGGCACCGGCATCCGGCGTATTTCCGTTTGATACGTCGGACGGACGGCTCAATACATGGCCGATCATCGACTCGGGGACCGTGCCTATGGGCACGATCATCGCAATGGACGCCGCTGACTTTGTTGGTGCGGGCGAAAACCCGCGCTTCGAAATCAGCGATCAGGCGACGCTTCACTTTGACGACACCGCCCCGCTCGATATCGTGGCTGGCGGCACGGCTTCGACTCCGGTCAAGTCACTGTGGCAGACCGATAGCATCGGCCTGCGGCTGATCCTGCCGCTCAATTGGCTCAACCGTCGCCCCGGCACGGTTGCCGCGATTGTCGGCGTGACTTGGTAACTCTTGGACACCTTGCGCGTTAGTTAGGTGTGACTGCCGTGCGGCTCCCGAGGCCGCACGGTTTCCCTCAAACCCGGAGTTATCCAATGCCCGAAAGTGGACCACACACGACGCAGCACGCGGCGCAAGCCGCTGGTCAGGCAGACCCGAACGCCGCCAGGAATGCGGCGGCGCAACAAGAAAACGCAAAGGCGCGCATCGAAGCCGCCAAAAAGGACAACGATGCTCGCGTCAAGTTGCAGACCGAGCAACGTGAGAAGTTGGCAAAGTCGCATCCGACGCCAACGCAAGAGGAAAACGACCGCGCCGTGCTCGGCGATCACATTAAAGAGCACGAAGATGACGGCAGCGGTCCAGATCCGAACGATCCGCTCGCCGTAGAGCGCGCCAAGAAAAAGTAACGAACGCACAGCCTGTTGAGAAGGCTAACGCAGAAGGGCTCGCCCACAAGCCAATGCCGAGGGCGAGCCCGCCCATTTCACAGGAGTCACCAATGCCTGATCCTAAAGCGGTCGATCCTAGCTCTTGGTCGCCAACCCCGACGCAAGAGGAAAACGATCTCGCCGCGTCCGGTCTACACGTCGATCATAAAGAGGATGACGGCAGTCCTGTTGATGAGAACATCCATCCGCCAGGACTTGAGGAAAGCAAAAAGAAAAAACAGGTGCAAGCCGATCAACCGACGCGCGGCGGCTACCAAACACGACAGGTCAGACCAGAACAACCAAGAACACCGGCAACCCCTTCACACCCGCCACCGCTCTCACATCCACACTCCGACGATAAATGAACCGCTTGCTGGCGAAAATCGCAGCCCCTTTCATCCGCAAAAGTTTGGTTGGTCAGGATGAGGGGGGCTATCGCCCTGGCCCGTGGCAACTGCCGGTTTCTGGCGGTTGGCTTCCGGTCGGGGTTGGCGAATATGTCAATTGGTGGCAGCTTGGCTTTGATCCGGTTTACGGATCAAGCAACTCTGCAATTGTTGAAGCATGCGTGTCGGCCTACGCGCAGACCGTGGCCATGTGCCCTGGCGATCATTGGAAATCCAACGACAAGGGCGGACGCACGCGCATCACCAACTCGGCGCTATCTCGCATTCTGCGCTATCCGAACGACTATCAATCGATCTCCGATTTCATGATGAATTTGACGCGCAACCTGTACCTAACAGGCAACGCGTATGCGCTGGCGCTGCGCAACGACCGTTTCGAGATTGACGAATTGCACCCGATGGACCCGGACATATCGCGCCCGATGGTCGCGAGCACGGGCGACGTGTTCTATCAACTCGGCGGCAACGACGTTATCCAAAACCGGCTAACCGGATCATCGAACCAGATTTTGACTGCGGTGCCGATGCGCGACGTGCTGCACATTCGGCTCAACACGCAACGGCAATGGCCGCGCCCGTTGCTAGGTCAATCGCCGCTTGAAGCCGCGATGCAAGACATCGGCCTTGGCTCGGCAATCACCGCACAGCAAATGCGGTTCTATCAAAACGAGGCGCGGCCATCCGCCGTGCTCTCGACCGATTTGGTGCTCGACAAGGAACAAGTCGCGCAACTACGCGACCGATGGGATGAACAATCCAAGGGCTTGCGCCAGGGCGGCACACCGATCCTGACCGCAGGATTGAAGGTGCAGCCGTGGGGCGTTAGCGGCGGCAAAGAGTCAGCGATTGCCGATATCGCCAAGATGAGCAAGGAAAACATCGCGCTCGCATTCCGCGTTCCATTGCAGATCCTTGGCATCGGCGGCACACCGTTTTCGTCAACCGAGTTGTTGATGCAGTCGTGGATCGCATCGGGGCTCGGTTTTTGTTTGAACCATATCGAGGAAGCATTCGGCTTCCTCTACAATTGCAAGGGCCAGCCGGACGAATACGTTGAGTTTAGCACCGACGCGTTGCTGCGCTCGGCCTACAGCGTTCGTATTGAAGGGTTGGCCCGTGGCGTGCAGGGCGGCATCTATTCGCCGAACGAAGCGCGCAACATGGAAGGGCTTGACGACGTTAAGTTTGGTGATGAGCCGCGCGTTCAACAACAAGTAGTCCCGCTTTCCGCAGCGGCGCAAATCCAAGCACAAGCGCCCGGATCAACCGGACCAAAGCCGCCATCCGCACCTGGGCCGGATGCGCCACCCGCGCCGCCATCCGCAGCATCCGCCGAAGCGCCGAAAGCGCCAGCGCCGAAAGAGCCGAAAGGCAACCCCGATGACATCAAACGGGAAGCACGAAAACTTTTCGCAGCCGTTGAGCGAGCCGGACGGCGATATTCTCAGTGAAGTTGTCCGCGAAGTTCTCGCCGATGTTATCGCCGCTGAAAAAAATCAATGGCAGCGCGAGCGTGCGCTGATCGAAGCGCAAGCGGCGCAAGCTATCGCCGAGTTTCGTGGCCAGCTAATCGAAACGCGCGATGAATTGAATCGCATGGTCGCGAACACGGTTGCTGACCTACAAGCGAATTTCGCGGCGAGACTGCGCGAGCTACGCAACGGAGATCCCGGCGAGCCGGGACCGCCAGGGCAGCAAGGCGCACCGGGACCGATAGGCGAACGTGGTGCACCGGGCGAGCGCGGAGATCCGGGCGTGCCTGGGCGCGACGGCACACCGGGCGAGCCGGGACCGATAGGCCAGCAAGGTCCGCCCGGCGACACCCGCATGTTTGAATCCGAGGCGCGGACAACGATGGCGGAAATGCGCGCCGACGTGATGACGCTGCGCAGCCAAGTCAACGAAACGGTCGAGCGGCGGCTGGCCAGTCTGCGCGACGGCAAGGATGGGGCACCGGGCGCACCTGGGGCGCGCGGCGATCCTGGGCCGCAGGGCGAGCGCGGAGATCGCGGCGAGCGCGGGTCACTCGGCTTGCGCGGCGAGCGTGGCCTACCGGGCGAGCCGGGTCCGGCAGGCATGCAGGGCGCACCGGGCGAGCGCGGCGAGGCCGGGCCGCAGGGTGAGCAAGGGCTACCCGGCGAAATCGGTCCAGCGGGTCCGCAGGGCGAGCGCGGTATGGCCGGATTGATGGGCAACCCTGGCAACGACGGCGCACCGGGCGAGCGCGGCGAGCGCGGAGATCCGGGCGAGGTTGGCCCGCAAGGTGAGCGCGGCGAGGTTGGGATTGCGGGCGCCGAGGGCTTGCGCGGCGAGCCCGGCGAGCAAGGAATTCCCGGCGAGCGCGGCGAGGTTGGGCCGCAGGGACTCGTCGGCAAGGATGGACTACCGGGCGAACCGGGTCCGCGCGGCGAGCGCGGCGAAATTGGCCCGCCCGGCAGGCTTCCGGTCGTGAAGGCGTACCGCCCCGGCGCGGTGCACTATGAGGCCGACGTTGTGACGCTCGGCGGCTGCACCTATCAGGCAATCCGCGACACCGCGAGCGCGCCGCCCGATGAGGATTGGATTTGCTTGGCGAGCGCTGGCATCGATGCGATCTCGCCAACCGTGCGCAGCACATGGCTCGCGACCGAGACATATTCCAAACTCGATATCGTTGCGCTCGACGGATCTAGCTTCATTGCGCGCAAGGATAATCCCGGCCCGTGTCCCGGTGACGATTGGCAGATGATCGTCGGACGTGGGCGACCGGGCAAGCAAGGCGAGCGCGGCACCAAGGGTGATCGCGGCGAGCCCGGCGAACCGGGCGCAATAATCCTGGCGTGGAAAATCGACCGCGAGAACTACACCATCACGCCGATGATGTCGGACGGCACGAAAGCGTTGCCGATCAACATGCGCGAGTTGTTTGAGCAATTCCAAGCCGAGGCGCGTTGATGGACTCGACTATCAAAATCATCACGCCAGCAACGTCATTCGATTTGATGTCACTGGACGACATGAAAATTGTGCTCGGCATTCCGCCAGCCGACACGACGCAGGATGCGGTCATTCAAAGTCAGATCACGATGATGTCGGACGTGATCGCGACAGAATGCAATCGCAGTCCCCTCGATAGTCATAGTTGGGCGAAAGAGAAAGTGCAGGAGACAATTCGCGACTTGGATTCACGGCGCGTCTATCTCTCGCACTGGCCAGTGAAAGAGGACGATATCGAAACGGTCGAATGCCCGATTGGCACGCCTTATCCTGATGGCGGTTGGGAACTAGAGGAAACATCCGGCAAGTTGAGTTTGTATGCTGGTCAACCCGAACCGATCAGCGTGATCTATACGGGCGGCTATGACTTGCCGGACGGAGCGCCGCCAGCGTTGCGGGCAGCTTGTGAGATCATGGTTCGCAGCTATCGAATGTGGGAACAGCGGCAAGCAACGGCTGGCATCCGGTCCATATCCCACAAGGAAGCGCGCGTGATGTTCTTCGATCCTAACGTGATGCTCAAACAAACAGGATCGACTCCGCTTGCGACGGCGGGGCAGACCGTCAAGGATTTGCTCTACCATTACATGCGGTTTTGGGTGTGATGCCGTTCACCGTCGATTTCGATGGCATGGGAAACGTCACGGCCACGCTCGACGGCATGGCCGACAAGATCAGCAAACTCGGTAAAGAGGAAATGGCCAAGGAACTAACCGAGTGGCAGCGGGACGACATGAAGCGGACCTACCCGAACACCAAGCAAGAGGACGAAAAGACGGTGATGACGGAGATTTGGCCGCGCTCGCGAGTTTCCGAGGGGCACAAACCAAACACCACTGGCGCAAGCGCGAAGCGCGTTCGCGTGTACGCGCCGCCGCGCGGCGGCCAGCGAGTGACAGCGAGCACGCGTCCAATCTTGCGCAGCGAGTTGTTCGCCAAACTTTGCGACCGAATGTCCGAGTTGTTGAACCGCGTGTTGAAATGGCACTGACATGGCAAACCAAGGCATAAATTTTTCTGCGTTGGTCTACGGGTCATGTATGGACACGTTCGCCATTGACGTGACGTTCATGACGACGCTCAACGGCACATTCATCAATCGCGGGATCTTCACGACGCGCGAGTTGAACGTGCTGGCGGAAAACAATTCGATCTATTCAGATCAACAAACGATCCTCGATATTCGTGAATCAGAATTTCCGATCATGCCGGTGCAGGGCGATCATGTGATGATCGACAAGGATTGCAACGGTGCGTACCGGGGCGAATTCGTGATCGTTGACTCGTCCGACAACGGCGGCGGCGAGACGACGCTGACCTTGCGCAAGCTGGAAAACCTCATCGGACAATGAACAAGCAAATCAAAATCACCGACTATCAAAGCTATTCGTTGGTGATACGCGATGTGTTTTTCTATGCGCTCAAGACCGATCCGTTTTTTGCGAACTACAAGTGCCGCCGAACGCCGATGAACGTGGTGCAGATTGAGCACCTACCGTATCTCGGGGTCTACATCACCGATGAGACGATGTTGCCGGACGGCGACGCGAATGCTCACCCGCCCGGTTTCATCCACACGTTGAAAGTCGCTTTTTCGGTGATCGTCGCGCACAACGATCAGGACTTGGCAGAGGCAACGATTGATGCGGCATGGTGGCGGATCATGCACCGCATCCTGGCCGACAAGAAGATCATGAACGTCTACTTTAGCAGCAACCCGGACAACACGCTGATTGAAGGGATAACGCGCGGCACGCGTCGGCATGTGTTTGGTGCCACTGGCCACAACCAACAGACACCGACTGCGGAGCTACGCTACGAAATGTCGGTTACGTTCCGCACGACATGGCCGCCGATCATCACCGATGACTTGTTGATGATCGACGTTGTTACCGGCGTCAAGATTGGCGACGCCGCCGACGCTATGGCGCAGCGATACCAAGCCCACATGCGCTACTTGTTTGATCCAAGCCCGCCAGAAATAGATGATCTCGCAGGACAAGACATGCAACCAAGAAAGGATGACGACGATGCCTGATCTAATCCGATCAAGCCCGAAGCGCGACCAGACGCCAGCGACGCCGAACGAAAACCCGCGCAACAAGCAACAGGCGCGGCGGATGAAGATTCTCCAAGACGTGCGCGACAAGCACGGCAGCATCCGCGTTGTGCCGAACGAGAAATATCGCGCCGTGCTGTTTCATCCGAGCACCGGCATGCGCTTCCGCGAGGAAGGCGGCGCGTCGTGGCCGAATGATCGTTTCACGCAACGGCGATTGCGCGATGGCAGCGTGCGGCTGGAACCCAAGAAAGAGGACAAGCCGCAACAAGAGGGCAAGCCGGATCGCCGCTCGCCGCAGCCGACTCAATCCTCGACCTAACATTCCTAAACGAACTACCGGCTGAGAGTCGAAACGACTCTCACCCGCCTAAGCCGATGGCTTGGCGGACGATGAGTCACGTCCAAGCATCCCCCGCAACCCCCGCCTACCGCTGATCGTGGTTATCAGCAACAGGAGCGACCCATGCCCGTGTCATTCGCCCAAATTCCTCAGAACATTAAGGTTCCTTTGTATTGGGTTGAGATAGACCCATCGATGGCCGGGCTCCCCTCAATCAACTTGAGGGCGCTTTTGTTTGGAACGATGCTCGGGCCGATCAACACTGTTGATACAGCGGTCGCCGCTGTTCCCGGCACCGGGTATCTTGTTGGTGATACGATTCAGTTAGACAACGGCGTTGAGCTACGCGTAGCGACGGTCGCGGGGGCTGACGGTGTTGGAACGGTTGATATCATCGATGGTGGCAGCGCGGTCACGCCGCCGACTGGCGCGCAACCGCAGATCTCTACCAGCGGCGACGGCATCAACGCCACGTTCACGCTGACATGGCTCAACACTCCTGGCGGCGGCACGGCGGTTCCTGACGTTCCGACTCCGATTGGTTCGCAAGCGCAAGCCGATCAGGCATTCGGTCAGGGCTCCGAGTTGAGCCGCATGTTCAAGGCGTTTTATTCTAACAATTGGGCCAACGAAGTTTGGGGTTGCGGCCTCAAACAGCCAACCGGCGCAACGGCGGCGGGCGGATCAATCACCATCACGGCCCCGCCTACGGCAGCGGGAACGATTCATCTTTACATCGGCGGCGAATATGTCCCGGTCAACATTTCGCCGAGCGACACCGTTGACGATATCGCCGCCGCGATTGTGTCCGAGGTCAACAACCACAACGACGTTGCGGTGATCGCGTCCGGCCCGGTCACGGGCGGCATCGTCAACTTGACCGCCAATTGGAAAGGCGTCGGCGGCAACGAGATCATGGTGTCGATGAACTACTACGGCGGGCGCGGCGGCGAGCAAACGCCGGTCGGGCTCGGCATCCTGTTGCCCGCAACGCAATTCCTGACTGGCGGCGTCGGCACGCCGGACATTCAAAACGCCATCCTGAATATGGGCGAGGAACCGTATGAGTACGCGTGCGTGCCCTGGACCGACAGCGAAACGCTGTTCAACATGGATCAGGAATACGGATTCACCGATCAGGGGCGTTGGGGTTTTGAGCGCCAGCTTTTCGGCCACGTATTTTCGGCGAAGCGTGGCACCTACCCGGACTTGTTGTTGTTTGGTGAGACGAACAACAGCGGCGTGATCTCGATTATGTCGTTCGAGCACTTGAGTCCGTCGCCCGCGTTCGAATGGGCAGCTTCCTATTGTGCAAAAGCCCAAAGGGCGCTCATTAACGATCCTGCACGTCCTCTGCAAGCGCTCTCGCTCAACAGGATCAAGCTGGCGCCCAAGCACAATCGGTTTGATTTCATCGAGATCAACTCGTTGGCGTCAACCGGCATGGCGATCCAAAAAGCCGGATCAGACAATCAACCAATGATTGCTCGGGAACAGACCACATACCAGCTAAACCTCTATGGTCAGACTGACGACGCATACGAATTAGTAACGACCTTGGCGACGCTGGCGAAGTTGTTGAGGAATCAGCGTCAGGCAATCACCAGCAAGTATCCGCGCCACAAACTTGCTGATGACGGCACGAAGTTTGGTCCGGGTCAGGCAATTGTGACCCCGATCATCATCAAGGCCGAACTGATCAATCAGTATCAGCAAGATATGTACGACGGACTTGTTGAAAATCTGCAAGCGTTCAAAGCGCACCTGATCGTTGAGCGAGATCCAAACGATCCAAACCGGCTCAACACCTTATATCCTCCTGACTTGATCAATCAGTTGCGAATTTTTGCGGTGCTTGCTCAATTCCGACTCCAGTACGACCGTGGCATCGATCAACTAATAATCGGGCCGAGCACTGGTCCGTTCAACGCGTCGTCGCAAGCGTCGTAACGACCAACAACAATACGGGCGGCCTTAACCAGCCGCCCGCCACCTATCCGTTCCATCAACAAATAGGAGAGTTACGATGGCACAGAGAATCGCCGGAACGGCGTTCTTGACCGTTGACGGCAATCAGTACGCGTTGCGTGGGAATTTCGTCGTGTCACCGTCGCCGGTCGAGCGCACAATGATTGCTGGCCAAGATGGCGTTCATGGCTATCAGGAATTGCCGCGCGTTCCATACATCGAAGGCGACATTAGTTTGGTTCCAGGGTTGTCGCTTGAAGCGCTGATTACGCAAACGGACTCAACCGTTGTCGCGCAGTTGGCGAACTACACGACCTATACGTTGACCAACGCAACGGTGAAGGGCGGATTCGAAGCCAACACGCGAGACGGCCAAACGCGCGTGCGTTGGGAAGGCTTGACCTGTCAGGAGATCCAAACGGCAGCGCCGGGCTTCTAAGCTAATCAACAACCGACATTGTGGGAGACAACATGAACGAAAGACCAAGCACCGGAATCTTTCGCGAGGGCTTCATCAATGAGCGCGCGGAAAGCGACGGCGATGCGCGTGCATTCCACACCGGCAACGGCGGCGTACCGGGACAAGATGCCCGGCCCACGTTCGCCCCGCCGCCAGCACCGGCACCGGCACCCGCGCCGGAAGGCCGATCAATCCCGCCACAAGACAAAACCCCCGAGCAACAAGTAGCGGCGGCGATGCCGCCGCCAGAGTTAGAGCCGTCACCGGCTGACACCGAAGCGGTGCAGATTGATCAGGATACGTGGCCTATAGTTGTTCGCTTGCTCTACAAGCCGCTGGTCATTCCTGGCACCGGGCAGACCTTCACCGAGCTATCGTTCCGCGAGCCACGCGGCGGCGATATCAACCGCTACGGCAACCCGTGCCGCATCAACGGGGAAGGCGAAGTGCTGATCGAGGAAAGAAAGATGCACTACATCATGGCGGCGTTGTCCGGCATCTTGCCGCCATATCTCGAATTGCTTGATCCGCGCGACTGGAATTCTTGCGCGTACAGGCTACGGCATTTTTTCGCTCCCGATCCGCGAGCGTGGTTGTCGGTACAGACGAGGAAATAATCTTGAACTGCTACCGGCTCGCGCGCTGGTATCACGTCAGTCCTGATTTGTTTCTATCGATGACCTACGGCGAGGTTCACTTGCACTTGCGGCGCACCTTGCAACTCGCGAACTTGTTGCAGCGGGAATCATCATCCGATGGCGAATGAACAACAAGAATTGGAACTGCGCGTCACGCTGGACGATCAGGCGTCCGCGCAGCTTCAACATATTCGCGAGGCTCTTAGCGGACTCGGGGGAGCAAGCCACGCTACCTCACACATAAGCGATTTTGAGCAAGCCATCGGCAGGCTTGGCCGGGCAGCGGTTGGTTTCGGACGCGCATCGGTCGAACTAGCCAAGGTCATCGGGCCGATGCCGGTCGCGATGGGCGCACTCGCTTATCAAACCTTGCGCGTCAACGAACAGATGAAGGAATGGGCGGCGAGTTTGCAGGCAACCGGCAATGCCGCGCGCATGGCCGGAATAAGCGTCGGGGAATTTAAAAGCATCGTTGGTCAATTGCGTCAGGCTGGCGTGTCGGCTGGCGACGCATCATCGATGATCTTGAATTTCACCAAAGCCTACGGCGAGTTGATGACCGCTGGCAGCGCGCGGCGTCAACAACTAATCCAACTCGCCGGGCCGGAATTTGCCGGTCACATGATTCAAGGAATTCAGTTGATTGGTAGGCTGCAATCCGACACTGAAAAGCTAAACGCCATTCGGCAGATGGGAGAGAACGTCTATCAAAACAAGCTAAGAGAATCCCACGACACGATGCTCGCAGCGGCAGCGCGCCAGGATTTTTTTGAAGCGCTGAATGTTTCACAACTCGCCAATCTGCGCCGCGATATGGTGCAATACGATGAGCGCACCAAAGCAAACATGAAAGCCGAGGAAGAGTCGGCGCAACGATTGGCAGCGGCCTACACCAAGGAAGAAGAAGCACGCAATCGAATTGGTGACATCATCAAAGTTTCGATGGCGGAACAAGAACTAAAAGTCCTCAACGTCCTCATCAAGATTGAACAGTGGATTGACCGGCGCGCCGAAGTGTTTGAGAGCCAACGCACCGCTGGCACTGACTTTATGACGCAAGCCGGGAAGGGATACGGCGACGTAGCGCACATGACCGGGGCTGACGCGGTTCACAGATTTTTAAAGAACCAAGGGTTAGCCTTCCAGCGCGGCGGCATATTCAACAAACCTACAGTCGGGATGCTCGGCGAGGCCGGACCCGAAGCGGTCATTCCGCTCTCTCAGATGGGCAGCTTTGGTGGCGGCATCGCAAGACAAAACACCGAGCAAAACACCGATGAGCTAACGCGGCTCAGTAAAAACATCCAATTGATGTTGGACAAACATATCGGGCTTGCCATTCCTAAACTTGCACGCGGCGGGCGAGTAAGCGGTCGAACAGTCGCGATGGCTGGCGAGGCCGGACCAGAGGCCATCGATGGGCCGGGTGGCAGGCGTATCATAAACGGACCAACAATCGGCACGCTTGATGCTGGCGAGACGGTGACACCGCTGCGCAACACCAACAAATACGTCACTGGCGACACGATGCGAGCAATCGGTGAGTCCCGCACCGGGAAGGCGAGTTTCTACGGCAATTATCGGGGGCAACAGAATTGGGTTGATAAGGGGGACATGGACAAATACGGGCGGCCTCTGCCGGGTTATTCTGGCACGCCGTTGGACGTGCCTGGAATAGCATTGCCGACAACGGTCACGGCTGGCGGCGCTGGCAAGCAAGCTGGCGATTGGTTCGCGGTGACTGGACCGGACGGCAGAACATTTTATGCGCCGCAAGTTGATGTTGGTCCCGGCAAGAGAACGGATCGAATTGTTGATATCAATGCCCCGTTAGCGGAGGCAATGGGATACGTGCCCGACGAAGTGAAGGGCGGGCGACATTTTCCAACCGATGCAAATTTCACCGTGGCGCGCGCCGATCCAAACAGAGCGGTTATGTCTAAGTTTCCGATGCCTGACACGTCGCTCGCTGATGAACCAATTAACAACATTTCGTTCAAACTGGCCGATCAATCATTGCGTATTCCGCCAACGGCGCAGACCTCATCCGCCGATGCGCCGACGCAACATCCACACGATGCGCCTGTGACTCGCGGCAACATTAAAATTCCGCACTCGGCGGCAGAGATCGCGAGTTGGCAGCAATACTTTACGAACCCGCTTGCTGACATTGAGGACGAACTATCGTCGCAGCGTAGCAAGGCGCGCGAGGCTATCGCGGGAGTCGGCAAGCAAGGGAGTTTTGGTGCCAATGTGTTGCAGGCCGGGAAAGCCGCGTGGGAGAGTTACAAATATGCGTCGCCTACCGGCACAGGATTTGACGCAATCTTGCACACGACGCTCGGTCGCGTAGCTGGCGGCGCGGTTGGCGGACGCGAGGCCGGGAATGTTTTGTCTGACGTTGCAAGTCCATTCATTCCGAGAGCACCAAGCGCACCGGCTTATTCCGTCGCCGAGCAAGCATTGGATTTTGCCAAGGACAAAAATCTGATTGCGCTTTCTGGAACAGCATTCAGTCGAATAAAGCTAGGACTCAAAGTGGCCGAGTCCGCCCAACAAGCAATCAAAGGCGAGGGACTCGATAAGTCGTTGGCCGAATCGTTTGGGCTAGGGGCAAAAAAACAAATCAAGATTGTGCAGGAGAACGCGCCGCCAGGAACAACGGTCGAAGCCGATGGTCCGGGCTTCAAGGATGTTGAACACGAAACAACCCGCGAAACCTCGCAGCCATTGTTTGATCCGAGTCAGAAAGCCAAGTGGCGGCACCCCGACGCCAGCGAGAGATCGCGGCAGCATAACGCCGCGCAGCAACACGACCACGATGTTGTAGGTGTTGGCGGGATACGCGGATAACCGATGCCAACGGAAACCGAGGAATTAAGACTCATAGTGCGGCTGGACGACCAAGCGTCGGGCCAGCTTCAAAACTTGCGCGCGCATCTAACACAGATGGGGAGCGGCCCGGTCAGTCAGGGGATGGGGCAGGCAACCGCCAAGGCGACCGAATTAGAAAGGGCATTCGGCCATCTAGCACGATCCGCGCTCGGCGTCGGGCGCACCGCAATGGACTTGGCCAAGATCATCGGACCAATGCCAGTCGCGATTGGCGTGCTCGGATATGAAATGATCCGTGGCATCGGCGCGATGAAAGAATGGTCCGCGCAGATGACGGCGATCAACAACGCCGCTCGCATGGCCGGGGTTAGTGCAGGAAACTTTCGCGGCATCACCGATCAGCTACGCCAGTCAGGCATCAGCGCGGGTGACGCGGCTGGCATGGTGCAGAGTTTAACCAAGTCAATCGCGGAAGCGGTCAGGCCGGGCACTCAGCTTCGCAACAATCTGATCGCGATAGCTGGCGTTAATGCCAGCGCGATGACCGATGCGTTGCAACAGCTATCGGAAATGACCGACGCCACTGACCGGATGAACAAAATCCGGCAGATGGGCTTGGACGTTTACCGGCACAAATTCAACGAAACCCACGACGCAATGATTGCGCGCGCTGCGCAATTGAATTTCCTGCAATACTTTGGGCAACAACAACTCATCAACCAGAAACAGGAACTACATAGGCTCGATCAGCGCTCAATCGACAACATGAATGATGAGGCGAAAAAGCAAGATGATTTGAATGCCGCACTGGTGAAAGAGGAAGAAGCGCGCAAGCGCATTTCAGACATCATCAAAGGCATGCTCGGACCTGATTTTGAAAAGGCCATCAATCTTGTTGCTAAGGTTGAGGGATGGATTGGACGGCGCGGGGAGACACTTGAGAGTCAGCAACGCGCTGGCACCGATTTTATGACGCAAGCTGGCAAGGGCTACGGTGACGTAGCGCAGATGACCGGCGCGGGAGCGGTGCACGATTTCCTGAAAGCGCACGGGCTCGCATTTCAGCACGGCGGCGTCGTCACCGGGCGGACGCCAGGACTAGTCGGCGAGGCCGGACCCGAAGCGGTCATGCCTTTGGATGCGCTAGGCGGCGGGCAATCCAAACACACTGAAAGCGTCGGCGAGAACACCAAGCAATTGCGCATGCTCAACGAGCAAATGGAGCAAATTCTAAATCCATCGCTGATCAGCAAGTACGCGCAAGGCATGGGCGGCGTCGGCGCTGGAATGGGCGACGGCAGCGGTGATGGCACTGGTCCGGGCGGGCCGGGCGGCACGTCATCTGGACCGGGCGGCAACGACAGCACAACGCCGCCAGCACCGGGCGAGCCGGGCGGGGAAGCGCTCAACATGGAATCGGCGCGCATCGGCATGAACCCGATGTGGGATAACGCCAGTGGCAGCGCACAGAACCGTCCTAGCGGCGGCATGTTGGGAGCGATGGTGGCGGGCGGCGGCTTGACCACGGGCGGCTTCGCTAAAGCGCCACGGATGCAATGGCCAGCGGCACCCGGAGCAATCACGAATGCAACGGCTACGGGTGGCGGCAGCGCGTATTTGGCGAAACAGCGCGCCGCGATGTTTGCTGAATACGATAAATGGTCCCCCGAACAGAAGCGCACACTTGCAAACGTCGCGATGGCTGAAAACGGAAAATCCCCGCAAGACGTAATAGAAAGTTTGGCGAACCGTGTTGTTGGTGAAAAAGGTACGCGAGCAAATCGTGGTGGGACATTGTGGGAAGGTTTGACCAATGGCTTTTATAGTTCATTCCACGGCGCGTATGCGGCGGCTAAGGCTGGTCGCGGAAACATTCAATTAGCTGATAAGATTGCTACTGGTGTGCGCGGCGGTAGCGATGTGCTTGAGGGTCGGTCAGATCAGGGCATGTGGACTGACCCTGGTCACAGAGACATGCACGCTCGCGGGGCCGCTCCGGGGACAGGCATTAACGCTCTTGGCGTAGCGCGACGATTGAAGTTCATCAATGGTGAGTGGTACAGCGACAAACAATCAATCTCACTTGGGGCAGTTTCAGATGAGCGCCGACGCCAAGCGGAATACGATGCCAGCCAATCGCCGGTTCAAGTTGCAAGCCTAGATCCCGGCAGCGGTGTTGGTACTACAACCGCCCCGCCGTCAGGACCGATGGGGTTTGGTCCATTTGGCGTGGGCGCGAGCGGCACGACGGTCGCGAGCGGGGCAACAGGTTATAGCGGCACTAGTCGTTTTAATTTTGCGGGTTCCAAGGAAGCCGCTGCGATGGGAATAAACATCGCACCAGATGCGGTTCAACAATTTGCTGTTCCCGGTGTCAAGGGCATCCCCGGTGGTCAAATCAAAGCCAACAAATATGCTGGCCCGGATTTCGTCGGATTCCTGCAAGACTTGCAAGCGGCTGGTGCCCCGCTCACAAATTTCAGTGGTGTGTACGCTCATAGAGAAAAGAGGGGCGGCGGCGGCTTATCGCAGCATACCTACGGCAACGCGATGGACATTGAAACCGGGTTTGGTTCTGGACCGGACAACAGTCCATACTTGTATAAATGGGCGCAAGAGCATCCACAGGAATTTGCTGAAATACAAGCACGGCATCACTTGCGGAATTTGGTCAACACCGGCAATCCAAAACACCCGCATGATTGGGGGCATTTCGAATGGACGCCGGGCGCGGTCGATCCCGCCGCAGCAACCGTAGCGAATGTTGGAAAGCCTAAGAGTGATTGGCCAACGTCGGCAGAGGACACCGCTACAACGCTCGACAAGATGATGGCTGGCGAAAACAAGCCGTCCGATACGAGCGGCACGATCACGATCAAGCACGGTGCAAAACCGTCAGCAACACCGAAAGACAAAAAGCCCGCATTCAAGGACGTGCCCGACAATCGGCAAGGCGCGATGCTTCCCGCCGAAGCTGGTCCGAAAGCCGCAGATCCCGCCGCTCACGTTCAAGGGTAGAACATGCCAGCACCCGATGGTCCCGATTATGCCCAAGGCGGCAATTTCATTGCGCCCGGTCAAACGCGCAATGTGACGACGCCCGGCTACGCGCCTGGGCCGCACGTCTCGCAGATTATGGAGCTACCAAACACGCGATGGCGCGATAGTTTGGTGCCAGCATCGTTCAACGGAGCGGCGTTCCATTGCGAGTCCAACACATTCGAAAGTGGCCGCAGAATTGTTGAACACGAATATCCGAAGCGCAACCTACCGTATTGCGAAGATCTCGGGCACCGCGCGATTGCTTGGGATGTGCGCGGTTACGTCATCGTCTATCCCTACGATGTCAAAGACTCTGTGCTCTATCAGCGTGACTACAGGAATGCGCGCGATGCGTTGATGCGCGAGTTGGACAAAGGCGGCCCGGCAGTTTTGCAGATGCAAACGCTTCCGCCGCTGACCATGTTCTGCGAGCGCTATCGCGTCACCGAAACGGAAAAGTACGGCGGCTATGCCGTGTTCGATATGAGTTTCAAGGAAATGGGGACCGAAGCGTTCCCGCTCGCCGACACGCGTACAAGCGCATTGCTGGCGTCGAGCAAGCTGAAAGATCAAATACTAGCGCAGCTTGCGGACGCCTGACATGGACAAGAACGACGCGATAGAAGCCGCGCCTATCGTCAGTCGGTGTTGCAGCAATTTGCTGCGCACAATCTCTGACCGAGGCCGCACGGGCTCCGATGCGCGCCAGCAAATCTCGCAGACCGGCGTCCGCGCTTACGAGTATTTGCGCGCCAACACTATCGGACCCGAGCTAGTCGAGTCCTTTTCGATGGCACGCGATGCCGGTGCCACGTTCGTCGCGATTGAACAGGTGCGCGTGCTGACGGCAATGGAAACGCCTAAGACGCTCGGCGGCACTCTCGTACAGAATAGCTTGCTGCAATTCTGTTTGCTGACTGAAAGTCAGATCATCGTTGACATGACGTTTGTAAGTCGCATCGATGTTGATGCGGTCCTGACGCGGATTAAAGATCCGTTCGATGAGCAAATAGAAACAGCCGCCGACGATATGGATCAAATGGTGTTCCAGTGTTTGATCAGATTGTACGCTGCGACCGTCAACCATCTTGTCGTGACGCAACGTCCGTTGCCGGACATGCTCGGCTATCAATTCGCCGCGCCATCAAACACTCTGGTCATTTCTTATCGGCTCTACAACGGTGATGCCAGTCGCGCCGATATGGTACGCAACGAAAACAAGATCATTCATCCCGCGTTCGCGCCAGCGACCGGGCAAGCGTTGTCGGCATGAACAATGACATGGCCAGCATCAGAGGTAGCCGTTCTTAGGGTCAACGGACAGGAATACACCGAATGGGAATCGGTGTGGATACAGGAACGATGGAACGAGTCGTTTTCGTTTTTTAAATTCACGGCCAATGAAGGCCGCGTGATGGTGACTGACTGGCATAGCGATCAGTTTGCTCCCGGCAACGATGTAGACATTACGCTCGGCGGCCAGCCGGTCATTACGGGCGGCACGATCATCACGCGGCAAACGTCCTACAATGCCAATCAGCACATGGTTCAATTAACCGGCAAGACCTACAGTTTCTTTCCGTACAAATCGAGCGTGATGACCGACAACGGGAATTTTGACGGCAAGACGTTTGTGGAAATCGCGCACATTCTTTTAGATGAGTACGGCGGCTTTGAACTAATCGGCACTCCTGATAGTAAGCCCTACAAGAAAGCGCAGGCCGAAAAGGGCGCGAAGATTTGGGACTATCTGGAAACGCTGGCGCGTGAAAAGGGAATCCTACTCGGCACTAGCGCGGTGTTGGGCATCCCGCAAGTTGTTGGACCGCACACAGGAACGATCATCGGTACGATTGCGGACGGCGTGAACGTGCTTTCCATGCAATGCACGATCACTTGCGAGGACTTGTATCAGGACATTGACGTACACGCGCAGAACCAGGGCGACGATCAGAACAACGGAACCGACGCGAGCGAAAAGAAAGGCCACTCATCCGGCACCGCGCCCAAGAAAGCCAAGTTGTTGATCCCGATGGAGCACCCGCCGATTGACGACGCAGCCGTTCAATTGCGCGCCGACTATGAAAAGAAATGGACCGAGGCCACGAAGATCACGGCCAACGCCACGGTGCAGGGATGGTTTACAGGCGGGCAGAGTGGCCAGCTATGGGAAGCTGGCAAGGATGTGATGGTCAATTGTCCGCTGGCGATGGTTGAAGGCGTCATGAAATTGCGGACGGTGACGTTCCAGCAAGACAACAACAGCGGCACGACCACGACGCTAGAGTTGGTTCAACCGTGGGGGCTCAACGACAACATCAACGCCGACGTTTCGCCCCCGGCGAACAAAGGGCTTGAGAAAGCGCCGCCACCAAACAAACCGCCAGTGTCGCCGCCAGCAAAAACCGGCAACAACCCGCTCGGGGCGGCGCTCGGGCTCGGCGATATTCAGGCAACACTCGGCGAAAAACTTGGCATCGGTTCCATTTCACCATCAACGCAGAAAGGCAAACGCTAATGCACCGCGCGACACCAAACACAACATCGTTGCGCACTCACACGTCGGGCGGCGCGCGCGCAACCATAGCCAACATGGAGGGCGACACCGCTTTGATGCAAGCGGCTACCGCCAATTTTTCCGCGAACGAATCACGCTCCGCTATCGAGTCGGCGCAGAACTACGGTTTCACGTCGCACAATCATTCCGCCGACAAGGATGAAATGGGCAAGATCATTGCCAGCGCAGAGTCGTTTATCAGTTTCATGGGCGGCGGGCGCTCATTCCCAACCTCCGGGCCGGTTGATGACCGGCGTCACCGTTTGCGCGGGCTCGATGAAGGCGACACGGCGATGCACCGGGGCAATTCTGACGACATGCAAACTCACTTTGCGTCGGATGGCATGTATCATTCCGCGCCTCAACAAGTGCGAATGCAATTGGTGCCGTCCGGCAGCGGCAAGGCCAATCCGCCGCAGCAAAAACCACAAGCAACCGCCCAAACCACTGAAGCCATCCGAGCTAAATTAAGCGCGTATGCCAGTCTCGGGCCACGCATCGAAGTACGCCTATGGGCCGGGTTAGAACCGGAAATACAACTCGACTTGGACCGAGATCTTGAACGACGGTTTGGCGTCGAAGCGTTCGCCGATGGCGGCGGCGGCTCGGGCGGCGGCTCGGGCGGCGGCGGGAAAAGCGATCCGGGTGCGTCCAAGAAAACCGGACAGAAAGCCGTCAAGGATAAGGGCCAGGACAGCCCGGACTTTTGCCACGTCAAGCAAGGCGAGGCGCGTATGTCGAGCGCCAAGAAAGTGCGACTCAGCACAAGCAAGGAAGATGATGACGTGCTGCACGAGTCGAGCACCGGCAAGGACTACGTTGGCGGCACACCCGACAAACACAAGTTTGCGAAAATCCTGACGCTCGCAGGACCGTCCATCAACGGCTATGGCAAGATTGGTTGATCAACATGCCGCGCGCCGCCGTCCCCGATATCTATCTCAAACAGAACACGATCTTTCCGCGCTACTCGGTCACGCTCGACTGGTCGCTACTCGGCGACGGCACGCTCGATGACCGCTACGCGCTGGCAACGTCGGTCTGCATCGCGCTCGGCACCAACGCACTTGCTGATATCAACGATCCGTTGCCGGACCCGGACTCCACCGATAGACAAGGTTGGTGGGGCGACTTGGATTGTCAGGAGATATGGCCCGGCTCCTGGCCAATCGGAAGCAAACTTTGGTTGCTGCGGAGATCCAAGATTGAGGGACCGAACGCACAACGCGGCGCGACGATTGCGCTGGTCGATAACTACATCAGGGCCGCGCTCCAACCGTTCGTTGACAACCGTATTTGCTCGACGTTCAAAGTTGATTCTGTGCGTGTCAGTCCGCAGCAAATCGATTCATTGATTACGATCTATCGCGGTCCAGAACCGAACATCCAACTGCGCTTTCATTCGCTGTGGGATGGCATCAAGCCAACCGGCGAGCCCTACACCCCGTTTGATAACTGACAAGGACGCACATGCCTTGGTCAACTCCTGCGTTGAAAGACGTGCGGATAATGGTCCGCGACTCCGTGCGGGCCAACTTGCCGGGCTCGGACGCGAACGTGCCGAATTCCTTGCTGCGCGTCATGGCGGACGCGATGGCCGCGCTGTGTCACCTTTGCTTGCAATACATCGATTGGCTCTCCAAGCAAATTATGGCCGATCAGGCTGAAACAGAATGGCTCGACCGTTGGGGACAAATTTGGCTAGTGAATAGCGACGGCTCGACCGGGCGCAAACAGGCTACGCTTGCCGTTGGCTCGGTCGCAGCGACCGGCAATATCGGCGCGATCATTCCGATCAACACCGAACTGCGATCCGCCGACGATCTCGGCTTTGAGACGACGGCGACGATCACGATGGGCTCGGGACCGACTGCGGTGCCGGTGCGCGCGCTAGATCCCGGCGCGGCTGGCAATCTTTCAATCGGCTACACGATTGGATTCGCCGAACCCATAGCCGGTATAGATCCCACGGCGCGGGTGTTGCAGCTTCTCGGCGGCGCCGACGTAGAAACCGATGAGGAATTGCGCGCCAGAATTTTGCGCCGAATTCAAGAGCCGCCGATGGGCGGCGATCAAAGTGATTGGGAAGCGTGGTGCCTAGAGGTTCCCGGTGTAACGCGCGCCTGGGCCAGCGCGCTCGAAATGGGAATCGGAACCGTCACAACGCGCTTCATGATGGACGATCTTCGCGCCGACAACGCTGGCATTCCGTTGGCCGAGGATGTGGCGATGGTTGAAGCGTACTTGGACACAAAGCGCCCGGTCGCGGTCAAGGACACCTATGTAGTCGCGCCGATTCCGTTTCCTATCAACATGAACATCAATTTTCTTGTTGTTGATAGCTCATCGACGCGAGCCGGAATTGAAGAGTCGTTACGCGGCATGCTGTTCAACAAGGCCGCTCCTGGCGAGACGATCTATCGATCATGGGTGTCGGCGGCGATTGCCGACGCTATTGGTGTCGATCATTTCGAGTTGGTGTTCGAAACCACACCGATGCCGACACCCGGTCACTTGGGCGTTTTAGGAAGCATCATCTATGCCGGATAGACACATTCGGCGCAGCGGTGACGATTACGCCGAAGCCCTGGCGGATCTATTGCCGCATGGGCAGGCATGGCCTCGCCGGGAAGAGTCGGTGCTGATGATGACCGTGCGCGGGCTCGCGCAAGTGTTTGGATTTTTCGATGCCCGCGCCGCCGACTTGTTGGAAACCGAGAGCGACCCGCGCAAGACGATTGAGTTGCTACCTGATTGGGAACGCAATTGGGGCTTGCCTGATCCGTGCTTCAAGCAAGCGCAAACCATCGATCAACGACACGCGTTGCTGATCTTCAAGATGACGTTGCTCGGCGGCCAGAGCCGAGAATTTTTCATCGCAATGGCGGAATGGCTCGGGTACGAAATCACGATCACCGAGTACGCGCCGTTCATGGCAGGCGTTTCGCAGGCTGGCGACACGCGCGGCATGATCGAATGGAACGACACACCCGGCGATCATCCCGAGCGCACCGATTATCGTTGGTATATCGGCCCGCCAGAAATGCGGTTCTACTGGACGATTCACGTCATCGATGCGCCGCTGACGTGGTTCCGCTCATCGTCCGGGCAAGCTGGCGTCGATCCGCATTTGCGCATCGGCTACGCCTACGATCTTGAGTGTTTGATGCGGCGCTGGAAACCAGCGCACACCGACATCGTGTTTGATTACTCAGGACTGATCACAACCGGCGATCCGATGGCCGGGACACCGTAACAGGAGCAAACGCCGTGAAATACGTCCCTCCTTATGGCATCACCGCGAATCCAGACGCGAGCTACATCAACGGCGATCCGAGCATTGGGCGTCAAGGATCGATTCCGCCCGCAGCGGTGTTTGAAAATCCGCAGAGGGAAATCTGCAACCTAATTGCGAATGCGCAACAGGTTCCAGCCGATGCGGATCTACAACAACTAACGCGCGGAGTGCGCGACGGCAGGCTAAACTTTTGCGTCGATAGCGGGCCGCTCAACGACATACAGGTGAATCTCCCCGGCCCGCCCATTCAAGCGTACACGGCAGGATTGACGCTGCGCGTTTTGATCGCGCACACAAACACTGGACCGACGCGCATTTCGGTTGGGAGTCTCAATCCTACTACGGTCAAGCGACCTGACGGCAGCGAATTGAATCCGAACGATGTTCTCGCTGGCATGGTCGCGACGATGGTGAGCGACGGCACCTATTTCCAATTGCAGAACGTCGGCACCGGCGAAACTGGCGGCCCGCCGACGCTTCAACTTGTTGACATTCCATACGTCCATGACACGGGCGTTGCCAATCATTTAATCGGGCTTTTCAGTCCGCCGCTTGCGGACATCAGGGAAGGCCGAACGGTTGAAATCAAGCTGGCCAACAACGTCACTGGCCCTACTGATTTTCAACCAAACAACTTTCCGATTCATCCGGTCGCGCATCCTGACGGTTCGCCGATTTTGCCGGGCGACGGCATGATCAATCAAATCTGGTTGCTATGTTTCGATGGCGTGCAATGGCAATTGCTTAGTGTTTGTTGTGGCGATGCTGCACCGACAACGCCAGCGCAACCAGCGCAGCCGCCCGGCTCGGGCCGCTCATTGCAATTCTTGAATCCGGCTTGGTGGACACCTGGGGCCAACTCGCGGCTCACTCGCACGCCAGCGCTCAACACCAACCGGCAAGTGTTCACCCAAAGTTTTTTCTTTAAGCGTCCAAACCCGACTCAGATTCCTGACATAACTGGTGTTTGGTCAAGTGGTCAGGATTCGGAAATGGTGACGATGTACGCGGGTGATGACTCCGCGTATCGCGGCGACTGTACGGGTGCTTATCTAACCGCATCGTCCGCAGGAAATTGGTTCCAACAGTTTTGGGCGAGCGGTTTTAATAGCATTGCTGGTTACGGCACAGCGCCAGTGGGCGTGTATGCGAGAGGCACCGTCAACGTCGTTGGCATTTTGATGGATTCAAAATGGCACCATTTGTTGTGGGTTGCTGATGGTGCTTATCTAACGATTTGGATAGACGGCGTTATTGTCTCTCAAGGTCAGGTGAGCGGCAACAGCACGATCAACGCGACCAGACCGCACGCCATTGGATGCGGCCTATCGGATACCGGCGCGCCGTATTTCACGAATTACGGCTCGGTCGAGCGGATGGCTGAAGTAAATTTCTGTGACGGTCAGGCTCTAACGTGGGACAAATTTGCAACGAATGTCGGCGGCATTTTTGTCCCGAAAGTATCGCCGCTTTTGCCGGGTGGTCCTATCAATCCTGGGCCGAACGGCTTTTATTTGAACTGGCAGGACTCAAGTGCGATGACCAGCACGACGCTCGGAAAGGATTACACTCAGAACGGAAACAATTGGCAGCCGGTGAATTTTTCGCAAGCGCAAGTCATGACCGACTATCCCGTGCTTGCTTCGTCATCCGGCAACTAAAGGGAGCGAGCCAATGGCAACGATATTCGCGCAGCGTCCCGATTCAAATTTCTACATCAACATCCAACAACACGATGACGGCAACTGGTCTGCCGATCAAATGGCGTTGGACGATGTAACGATCACCATTCCGATGCACGGTGACGTTTCGTCCAAGGGGCTCAGAACAATTACGCAAGACAACATCGACATTTATGCGTTCCAAAGCATTCAAATAAACGCGCCGCCCGACATGCAACGCGATTCGCTTTACATCATATCGCAAGGTAGCGGTGCTCCGGGGTACGCCAGCGCAAAAGCGTGCATGGATTGGATAGTCTCGATGAACGCGCAGCGCGATGCGCTGAAAGCAACCGTCACGTCGATGACGTTTGACCAGCTAGTTGTGTTTGTGGTGTCCGAACAAGGCTGGCCGCCGCTTCCATCCAACATGCCGCCAAAAGCGTTTGTGCAGGGAGCGTTGCAGTCGCGTCTAGTCGTTGGTGCTCCGCGAGTAACGCGGCCACAGATAGACCAAAAATCGTGAGCGCAAACCAATGTCGCAACCAACCAACATTCTTTTTCTCCCCCCGGTTGGGATGATCGCCAACACGGCAACGAATGCCGATTGGCTCGATGGACTTGAATATCAATCATCCGCCGACATTAACGCGACACCGATAGATCTCACCGGCATCAAATTCGAAATGGACATGCGGGCCGCGCCGCCGCTCGCAACCGTGGTGTTGCGGGCCACGACTGAAAACGGATTGATCCGCGTCTACGCGAACACATGGCAATTCATGATCCCGGCGAGCACGATGATTTTGGTCCCGCCCGGTGATTACGTGTTTGATATGCTCGCGCACGGTGACGGCTTCACGCGCAACATCGTCTACGCACAGGTCGCAGTCTTGTTGGGCATCACGCGCAGCGCTTCCCCGAATCCGCAACCCGTTGCAGGACCGCATCTAGTGCGCGTTCACGGAACAGCAAACCAGATCCAACGCGTGACCGGCGTCAACGTCCCGATGCTGACCAAGGCCGCTTAATGGAGCTACGCGAATGACGATACAATCAGTCACCGTTGTTGGTGGTAGCGTCGGCAACATTGGACCGCCCGGCCCTCCGGGTCCGAGCTATGACGCAACGTCGATCACGCAGAACAACATCAGCGTTGGTCCGCACACATTCACCACGCAAACAAATCTCGCCTATCTTGCCGGTGCTCGATGCCGCATGGTGTCGTCAAGCAATCCGGTCGATTGTTGGATGGAAGGTCCGGTTACGAGCTACGTTGATGACCAACTAGTTGTTGACGTGCAACTGTTGAGCCCGACGCGTGACGGATTCGCCCATTCTGATTGGTTGATCAGTCTCGCGGGAGAGCCGGGGCAGCAAGGTCAGGCCGGACTCAGCGGCACGTCGGGCACGAACGGCAACGTCATCTGGCAAGGCACCGCAGCGCCGAGCGGCACCAACCCCGCGTCGCCTACGGATGGCGATTGGTACATGCAATTCGACAAGGCCGTGCCGGGCGGTCCCGCGTATATGTGGGGACCGTATCTCCACACGGCGACGAATCCGTGGGGCACCGCTGGCGTGTTGCTCGCGACCGGCCCGGCTGGTCCGCAAGGCGCGCAAGGCGTGCCAGGACCGCAAGGACCGCAAGGCGCGCCCGGCGCACAGGGCAATCAGGGCGCCATCGGCCCGCCAGGGCCGCAAGGCAATCAGGGCGTCGCTGGACTGACAGGGCCGGGCTACACCGCGACATCGCTAACATCGGCACCGATTGGCCCTGGTAGCGTGACGCTGGCGACGCAAGCCGGGCTCGCCTATGCGGTTGGCGCTCGCGCCCGTATCGCAGCATTCACCGCGCCGACGAATTGGATGGAGGGGCAAGTCACCGCGTATGGCGGCGGCAGCATCACCGTCAACGCCACGTTGGTCAACGGCTCGGGCACGTTCGCAAATTGGACGATAAGCGTAGCAGGCGAACGCGGCCAGCAAGGACCGGCTGGCGCAGCGGGCGCTGGCACGGGCGACATGATCGCCGCCAACAATCTGTCGGATCTCACCGACATGAACGCGGCTCGCAACAATTTGCAGCTTGCCGCCGTCGCCCACAGTGGGGACTACAACGATCTCAGCAACCGCCCCGGCCTACAGCGCAGCGTCACAGCGAGCCCTATCGTGATCGCTGGCACCGATGAAATCATCAACTGCAACATCACTGGCGCGGGCGCGTGCACGTTGCCGCCGTCTGCGGGCCGCAACGGCAAGCCGCTAGTGTTCAAGGACGTTGCCGGAAAATGGACCGCTGGCAATCTGACGGTCACGCCAGCCGGTGCGGAAAAAATCGATGGGCTCGCAAACGTAGTCGGGCGAACCAACTACGGGCGCATCGTGCTTCGACCGATGAATGACGGAGTAAACAACGGATGGTCCCTCGAATCCTAATCCTGCGCGCTGCGCTCATTGTCGCCGCGCTCCTGGCGCTCTGCGGCGGCGAAGCCAAGGCGCAATGCACCGGGCAACCCGGAGCTAATCAAGTTTGCGCAGCACCGAGCGGCGCGGCTGGTTTGCCGCTATGGCGGTTGCTTGTGCTCGCGGATCTCCCGGCATTGCCTGGACCAACGATTACGGTTGACTTGACCACGATCACGGGCGGCACCGATGGCAGGATCGTCGTTCAAGCGGCAGGCAAGTTTTCCGAATTTGTTGTTGCTGGTGACTGCACATTCTCCGCGCCGAATTTCACCTGTACGAAAACAGGCGGCGTATCGTTTGCTGCGAGCGCGACGACCGACGCTACCAACGCCAGCAATATCGCCAGCGGCACGCTCAACAATTTGCGGCTGGCGACTGGCTTTGTGAATGCTGGAACTGGCCTCACTGGCGCGGCGCTTTTAGGTGGCGGCACAATCGCAGCCGACATCGCATCGGTTGCGCAATTCGCAGCGGCGACGCCAAACAAGATGCTCGCCGCCGACAAAGTGTTTGGACCGGAGGGGTCAGCAATTGCTGGCACGACCACGACGTTTGATTTCTCGACGTTCGTCAGCAACAGCGCGGTCATTCTCACCGGCAACGTCACCACCATCGTATTCTCCAACGTCAAAGCCGGGCAGGCCGGACTCCTACGTTTCATTCAGGATGGCACCGGATCTCGGACGATTCCCCCCGCCATCAACTCGACGCTGAAATGTCCGGGCGGGTGCAGCTACACGCTTTCGACGGCGGCCAACGCGGTTGACGTGCTCGGCTATACATGCGTCTCGGCGACTTACTGCATCGGCGGATCGTTGCTCAAGGACGTGAAATGAATCGGTTTCTATTTGGTTTCGGACTGTTCACGCTTGGCTTGCTTTGCTTTGCGTATGGCGGCCTGACTGCGCGCGGGCAGATGCCGGGTACGTTCATCCCGGCTATGACGACTGGCGGCGGGTTGGCCTGCACACCGAACACGCAAGGCGGCGGCAATGATAGCAACGTCATTGGCCTTTGGCACTTTGACAACAACGGAACGGACAAGAGTCAGGGCAATCATAATCTGACGCTCAACAGCGGCGCGACATTCTCAAACGTCCAATCAAAATTTGGCGGCTATTCCTACAAGGGTGCAACAGCAAGTTCGTCAGCTTCAATCGGCGGCATCGTTTATAATGGCATTACAGATTTCACCGTAGAGTATTGGCTGTATCACACGACGGCTCTTTCAGGCGCCAATTTCTTCATGTCTGACGGCAATACGGGTGCGATAGGGACTACATTCGCTATTGATTGGGGGTATTCAAGCGGACAAAAGACTGAGATAGACGCGCCGTCAACAAGCGTTTCAGCTTATGCTCCAACAGCAACAACTCTCATACCGACTTTGAACACATGGCATCATTGGGCATGGGTGCGCAAGGCAGCGGTCTACACGTTTTATTATGATGGTGTTGCCCAACCAACAACATCCAACTCTGCGCCGTCTATCGGTAACGGCACGGCAGCTTGGACAATCGCAAACTACGCGAACGGTGGAGCGTCGGGATTCAAGGACTATATGGACGAGTTTCGATTTTCCAACGTGGCTCGCTACACCGCAAATTTCACACCACAAACATTGGCATTTTGCGACACCGCCTATGTGCCGCCCCCTCCCGGTCATCCTTGGAATCCGGCAGACAAAACGAGCAACACCACACTCAGCAACAACAACTATGACATCGTTGCCAACTCCGATAGCTCGGCCGGTGGCGCGCGGACAACGGTGGGTGTGAGCACAGGAAAGGTTTATTTTGAGCTAAAGGCGCTCACCACTCCCCGGTACACGTCATTTGGCATTGCTACGACGGCGTTTCTTTTTAATGGCAATTATGTGGGAACAACGACGGCTTCCGCAGGATTCCGGGCAGACGGCGCGGTAGCGTTCACGGCGACCGGGTTGGGCTCGGCGGCAAATCCATTTAGTTCATCTGGCGCTATCAACGATGTTTGGGGTTTTGCTGTTGACATGACCAACAAGCAAATGTGGGTGTCGAAAAACAACACATGGCTTGGCTCTGGCGCACCTAATCCGGCGACCGGCAGTCAAGCTAACCTCATTTCAATTCCAGCCGTGACAGTGTTCCCGGTCATCGTGCCATATTGGACCGGCAGTCAGGACAAGTGGAGTTTGCAGGATGGAGTTGGCACGCCTCTCACCTATACGCCGCCATCCGGCTTCACCGCTTACGGTTCTCAATAAAAAGGATCAACAACATGGGCCGCCCGTTGCTCAAATACGGTAGCTATGGTCCCGACGTTCTGATCGTGCAGGAATGCCTTGGATGCGAACCGCTCGACTCGGATTTCGGATCTATCACCGAGGAAGCGGTTGAGAAATTCCAAGAGGAATCCGGGTTGTCGATTGATGGCGTTGTTGGCACCGACACATGGACTGCGCTTGAGCAAGAATTCGACTTGCCGCCATATCCGCCGCCGATGTTTCCTACGCTTACCAATCATCAAATCGATACGATCTGTGAATTCGCAGACAAGAGCAAAATTGCTTCCTACAATTGGCGCGACCGAGGCACCGCGCCAGTCGGCTACACGCGTGGCATGGCAATCGCGTGGTCAACGGTCTATCGCAAATATCTGGCAGGCGACTCGTCGGCAATCGAAATGGCCAAGGCCGACACCTACAACGACGCCAAGGATGCGATCTCTTGGTTCCGGTCCAATTACAACGCCATCGGCATGACCAATGATGAGGCCGGGCCGGACACGCTGCGGCACCTGTTCGTGATGTTGATGGGGCTCGGGATGCGCGAGTCGTCCGGCCAGCATTGTGAGGGGCGCGACCAGTCCGCCGACAACACGTCGAGCGACACCGCAGAGGGTGGGCTGTTCCAGCAATCCGCCAACTCGCTTTCCGCTTCGCCTGAAATGCAAAAACTCTATGACGAATATCTGGCAGGCGGCGGACTGGACGGATCGCAGGCGTTGTGCGCGCTCGATATCTTCGCCGAGGATGTGAGTTGTAGTAGCTCAGATTGGGGATGCTACGGCAGCGGCAAGGGATTCAACTTTCAAACCATGTGCAAGCATTGCCCTCAATTCTGTGTGGAGGTTTGCGCCGTTGGCTTGCGCGTGCTCAAGGATCATTGGGGTCCAGTAAAACGCAAGGAACTTGAGCTACGCACCGAGGCCGACGATTTGTTCCGACTGATACAGCGGTTCGTTGATGAAATAATGCCGACAGAGGATACGCCAGTCGCATGAACCTAGCTGCGAGGGTCATCATCGGCGTTGTGGCCGTTGCTGGACTATGGGCGGTGATGGAGATCCTTGAGCGCACGCAAGCGCAAGTCGCCATCGCATGCGTTGACCCGGAGGAAAGAGTCAGGGTCCGAGAGATCGTTGTGGCAGGGTTGGACGGCGCGCTAAAGGATCGCGTCTATCATCTATTTGAGCAATGGGTGATAGATCAAAATGAACAGCCGAAGCGGGCGACAACCGGACTCACGAATGCTATCAACGCCCACATCCGAGCACGAAAAGATGCCCTACGGTGGAACCCTCCACCTTGCGATGGCGCAAAATGAGCAACGTAGTCGATGGCGCAACCAAGGTTGCGACGAGCACTCTTAGCGCGCTTTCAGGGGCGCCGGTCGTCATCGGTTTGTTGTTGGTCAACATCGCGTTCCTGGGCTTCACGGCGTACATACTCGGCGAGGTTTCCGGCAACGCTGGCGAGCGCAACAAGGCGCAACTCGCGATGATCTCTGATTTGATCCATGACATTCGCGACTGCCGTGGCGGCACGCCAGTCCCGAGACGATCTGATCCGACAAACTGGAAGGCACAAGACGGCGGTCTGCCGATCTTAACGGAGGATTCGAAATGACTAGACGGATCGCAATCAGCGTCGGGCATGGGCAGAAGATTCGTGGCGCGTCGCAAAGCCCGAACCCCGAGCCATACAACGACGAAGTAGACGAGTGCATAAAAATCGTTGATCGAGTCCATGAACTACTAACCGAGTCCGGGCACGCATGCGTCAAATTTTTCGACACAGTTAGCACGTCACAGTCACAGAATTTGGATCGCATAGTTGATTGGCACAACGACCAGTCCCGAGATTTGGACGTGAGTTGCCACCTAAACGCCAACGCTACAACGTCGAGTCCGATGGGCTGCGAGGTCTTGTATGTCACGCAGGAAAATCTCGCGGAGCAAGTATCCGCCGCCATCGCTGCGGCTGGTCATTTCAAGGATCGCGGTGAAAAGTATCGCGGTGATTTGGCATTTTTAAACGGCACGTCAAAGCCATCCATCCTACTTGAATGCTGGTTCTGTGATTCCAGTGCCGATTGCACGAACGGGCGAAAGTATCGAGAGGAAATCTGCAAGGCAATTGCCGAGACGATTGCCGACGTTGAGTTAGATGACGTTCCAGAGCGTCCGCCAGAACCGATTGAACCTCCCGAGCCAACCGAGCCGCCATCCGGCGAAAATCGCGTTGAGATCACCGGCAATGTAACCGGCCATGTGACGGTCTACATCAACGGCACCTTGGTCACTGGACACGAACCTTGCGAGCACGCCGTTCATATCAACATCAAAATGGTGGGCGACGTGACGGTTTCAATTCAAGGCGAGGAATTCCACAACAAGGAAGGTTGATGTGTGCCAGCGCTGCGATGAGATCCGGCGACGCATCCGCGCCCGCATGATGGCAGCGGCGGCGGCGCTGCGGCTCAAACGCGTTGACAAGAAAAAAGGGCGGGGTGATGATCCCCGCCCTCTGACTACACGAACCCGACTTGGACTTAATCGGCTATCCGGCCACGGGTAGCCGATCCCTTTTTAGCCGCCATGTCCGCCGCGAAATCGTCCGGCGTCCGACGCGACTTGCGCTTGGCCTTTGCCACGGCTGGAATTGCGTTCCAGCTTTTCGCATTGGCTTTGCCGTGATCAGTCATTCCCAACTCTGACAGAGGAATGTCGGTCACGTCGCTAACAGGCGGCTTCGCTTTAGGCTCGCGCCGTAGCTCTACCGGGATGTCCGGCATATCGAACACCGGCAGCGGCTTGCTGGCGATCACCTTGTCGGCTTGCTCGGGAGTGAGCGCGCCGAGATCCAACGGCTCGGGCTTTGCATCCGGCAGCGGAGCGTTGAGCGCGGCGAGTGACCGCGCCTTGTCGAGCCGCTTCTGACTGCGGGCGACCGCTTTGATGAGCGACCGAACTTTAGCCTCTGCCCGGATCAGGGCGTCGAGCGTCTTGTCTTTCTTAGCGATTGCTTTCGTGAGTTGCTTGACGATCTCGTTGTGCTTCTCACGCATTCTATCAAGTGTAGGCATGTGGACTCCTTGTGGTGTTGTGCAGCCGTCGTCCATGCCGGGCGGCGGCTTGCGTTTAGGTTTCACTTGTCAAATAGCCCGGTCATTAGCGACCGTGCCAATAATGTAGCAACTACTCGGAGAAATTTCTTGCTTATCTGTTTTCGAGTTGTTGATACGATCAACTAATCGAGTTGTTTGATCCGAATTTATTGAGCAACAACAAATGTAACATTTCGTGATAGTGGCAGTTTTTCGATTTGTTAGATCGCGACTCGATCAATGACTTAGCCGCCGTTTGTTCGAAATTCCTGAATGGTTGCGTGTAGAAGATTTCTCTTTTGAGGTTGATCATGGCCTACCGATGGGACCGAGGCACGCGCATCGCAGCGATCATTCTGGCGCTGATCATCGTCGCGCTGATCGTGATGTATTTCGTTGGTGATGGAAAGAACGTCTACAACTAAACGGAGGAAGCAAATGGGACTCGGACTCGTGTTTTGGATCATCATGTTGATATGGGCGATCTTTTCGCTCGCGATGTTCGGCGGCTACATCGGGGGCGGGTACGCTCTCGGCGGCGGTGCGTTGCTGCATTTCATCCTCTTCTTAATTTTGGGATGGCAGGCATTCGGCGCACCAATACGTCGCGGTGCATAGACAGAGTTTCGCGCTAGAGCGTTTCCGGCGTGAAAGGGGCCGCCGCTTTCGGCCCTCGTTAGCGGCGACCTTCCTCCCCTGACTTAGCCCGCCCCTCACCGGGGCGGGTTTTTTTGTGCCCCACAAGGCTATATCGAACGGTCTGCAAGTCAAGGTTGACTGGAAAGCCGAGTCGCGGCTACGGTTGCCGGTCATCCAACCGGGAGTCCAACCGTGCGCGCTATCATGATCGACCCGCGCATACAGCGCGTCACCGACATTGAACTAGCCGACAAAAACACAACGGCCATGCTTGCCGATATGCGCCGGATCATCGGCGCCGAGACGCTAAGTAGCTCGATGATTTCCGATGAACACGACCAGCTTTGGTGTGACGACACGATCTTGTCGCGCGGCCAACCGTGTTTCGGTTTCCGGCTCGGGCCGACGAAAGAGCGCTCAGTCATTCTCGCTGGCATCTGTCTCATCACCGGCAATGATCGCGGCGGCAATGCGCGCGCGCCGTACATCCCGATTGAAATGGTCATCAACGATTGCGACTGGCTTGGCGAGATCGTGCCGCAAGTCGATTGGATTCAACACAATGAGCAAATTAACGGTCGCCCGTGGTTCAAGACTCAAGCCATCGTGACCTATAGCCGAGTGAAGCGGCAATGAACCGCTCCGAGGCTTGGACTATGTTTCTGGTAGGCTCCGCATTGTTGCTGGCGATGGCTCTTTTGCTTTGGCGATTGAAAGGGCACCTATGAGCGCATTCGATCCGGTGGACGTGCTGCGTGACAAGATGAAAGAAATCGACGGCATGATGGGATACTACGCGGAACATATCGAGCGATTGAAACGCGAACGAATCGCGCTGATGGTGGCTATTGCGGCGTTGGAGCAACGCGAGGCGAGCAAATGAAACTCCCGAAAAAAGTCTACGTCTACGTCATGAATGATCCGACAAGGGGCGTGACCGATAAGGCCGCATTCTTGGTTGCGGTGCGCGACATCGAGGAAATTCCCGAGGATGTTGATCGTGAAATGGTTGGCACCTACAAACTGAAACGCCGCGAGCAATTCGTCGTGCGCAGGATCTTGAAATGACGTGGCTCAAACTGAAAGACGCGCCGCTCAATCAGGTTGGCTACGTCTATTCGCCACACCCTTGGATGAATGGCCGCACCGATTGCGTCGGGATTGTCAACGAATACAAAAGCGGCGAGCGCTTTGTTTCATCCCCCAACGCTCGCGGCTTCAAATTCACGCACTGGCATCCGTTGCTCCCGCCACCAGAGGCAGAATGACCGTAGATTTTCGCAACGTACCGATCCCGGCGCTCATGAAAGATCGCCCGCTAGATCCGCGCGGCTATCCGATCCCGTGGAACATTCTGATCGATAGCACTGGCAAAGCGCATTTCACGATCAACAATGAGGAATTGCGTCAGACGGCAATCCGCGACCGGCTATGCCCGATCTGTGGCGTGCGCTTGTGGAAAGCCATGTGGTTCGTCGGCGGTCCCGGCTCTGCGCTGCACTCGCAAGGCGCGTACATCGATCCGCCGATGCACAAGGAATGCGCGACCTACGCGCTGCAAGTCTGCCCGTATCTCGCCGCGCCGAACTACAGCAACATCAAACGCATCGATGACAAAACGCTTTCGCCAGCCGAGCGCGCCAAGATCCCGATTCTGATCGACAACACGACTGACCCGGAGCGACCGGCGCTGTTCGTGATGGCGATGGCGCACAAGATGACGGTGACGCCCAACGGTTATCTAGTCCCGCATCGCCCGTGGCAGGCGATGGAATTCTGGCGGTTTGGCGAACGGCTTGATCACGGTGCAGGCATGTTCATCGCGCAAAACGAAATGGCGAGGAAATTTCCAACATGACCAACGACGAACAGAAAGTAGCGCATCGCGGCGGACAGATAATCAAGATACTACGCTTGGCCGGATCTCCTGGGATGGACCATGTTGCAATCAAACTCAATTGCGGCCTGACCTGGGATGAGCAAAAGATATCCGAAAAATGGTTCATGGCTTTCAAGTTGGCGGCTATGTCTGATCGCAAACTTTTCGACTTGGCCGCCGATCTCTACAAGGCGAGCGAGCCATGAATTACACCGCAGCCGAGCTATTGGAATTCGCCGCCACGCGCGAGACGTGGGCGCTTGAAGCGCGCCAGAACGGTCTGCGCGACATGCCGAAAGAGTGGGAGCTAACCGCAGCCATCGCGCGCCAGTGCGCTCGCTGCATCGATGATCGCTCGCAGGATCAGCAACGGTTGTTTCACTATGAGGGGGCATTCGAGCCGCTACGTGCGGCGCTCGCTCTTGTCTTGATGTTCTATACGGTTGGGGAGTGGTCCGATGAGAAAAAGACCGAGTGGAAACGCATCACCGGGAACGATGACGCATCAACCAAAGCAATGTGCGATCACATTCGCCAAGTGCTCGGGGAGCGATGAATGACGGATCTCGATGAATTCCAGCGGCGCGTCGAGCAATACTTTCAGTGCGGCCAGCGCAATGAACCGGGCGGGCGGATCATTCTCGATATGATGCGAGCGCTGCGGGAAGCGCACGCCGAGATCGCGCGGATGAAAAAACTAATCGATGCCCTCAAAAAATGCGGTGAATTGGACGATGCGTTGCGCGCCAAGATACGCTTAGACATCGATGCCCTGATGGACCCGACGCGCGAACCTGGCTCGATCCCATGACCGAACGCAAACCGATCATCGGACAGATACGCGGCCACGAAGTGTTTGACGGCGAACAGTGGATTGCGATTCCGAGGATGATATTCAAGATCGTGCAGCACAACGTAACCGGCGAAGATATGGTTGAGGTTTGGTACGACGGCAAGTTTGTCGCTGGCATCTATCCTGGCAGCGGACAGAACATCCGGCACGAACCGCGACCGGCAATCAAGGTGATCAGCAAATACTTTGAGGATTATTGCTACTACACCGATGGCGGCGATCCGTCAGCAATCAACTTGTTGTTGGACGTAAGGGCCACGCGATGACCAGATCGATGCGAATAGCGCAATCAATCTGCGGATGCGTCGCGGCTGCGGCACTGATTATCGTGTGGCTTAACAGTGCTACTCTATGGGCGATCTTAGTTTCGCTCGCACTCGCGGGCGTGACAACCAAACTCGGCGTGTTGCTTGTCGTGATGACTCGCCGTGGCGATTGGAATGAATGATGACCCGCCAGTGCGGAGACTGCCAACTTTGCTGCAAGCTGTTGCCCATGAAGCACGGCAGCAACGACGATAACCCCGAAGCCCGCGCGATGTTTGGGCATCCCAAGACGATTCCTGATTTTTTCAAACCCGCTGGCCAGCGGTGCCAGTATCAGCAACATCACAAGGGCTGCAAGGTCTATGACATGCGCCCGCTCGGTTGCCGGATTTGGAATTGTCGCTGGTTGACCGGCGATGACACCGAGAAATTGAGCCGCCCGGATCGCACGCATTACGTCATCGATATTCTGCCGGACTTTGTTGTTGCCGAGCAACCCGGCAGAGATCCGATTCGGATTCCTGTGATTCAAATCTGGTTGGACCCTGATTACCCTGGCGCAATCGAAGATCCCGAGTTGAAAGCCTACATTCTGCGGCGCGGCCTAGAGGATTGCGCGTGCTTGATTCGGCTGGACTCGCGCCGAGC